TCCTATCTGAATTGGGTTTCCGTACTCGTCAAACATGTTGCTAATTTACTGATTATTAGGTTGGCCACCATCGTTGTGTAGAGTTGATGACTCATACACGAGATTTACTGCATACAACTCCCTGGCTTCTGAGTCTTCGTTTTCGAGCTTAACCTTTGTGTAGTAGCTTCTTAGGGTGTCTCCGTTTACACCGCCAGAGTATACGTTGGCAATGATGTCGCCAGCCTGAACGTCCGCACTTGGGTCCGATGTGAAGGAAACCGTGTTCTTATTTGACAGAGCAGATATCTTTCCAGTGACCTGCACCCATCCAGCGTCAACGCCACTGCGGTGTCTGTAAACTTTAGCGGAAGGACCAGTGATGACAGGTGACTTGTTTACGTTAGATGTAAACGTAACCGACGTACCATCAACAGAATCTACTGTACCCACAACCCTGTAGGCAGATGACGGCAGAGTAGTTATCTCTGGGTTAGGGTCTTCGTCAATAACCCTTGGGATGTTTGCATATCTGAGACCCTCCTTCTCATTCCAGTGACTAGTCTCTATCACAGCGGCCTGCTGCTTCTCATTAGAAAGCGTGGTCTTCCAATTCGCGTTACCCTCTAGGCTCATGGCCTTGTAGAATTTAATGCTGCTAGGGTTACCCTTGGAGATGAGCTCAAGCTCTGAGCGGTATGTATCTCCGTAGAAGCTATTCCTTGTAGACAGCTTGTTGTGATACCACATCTGCCCATCCTTAAAGGAAAAGAATCTATTCTGTACGTTGACGTACAAGTCTGGTATGAAGGAGTAGAATGTCAACCACTTCTGCGCCGCAGGCGACCAAGCAATCGTAGCCTGCTCTGGGTCTACAGCAGGTAGGATATCCATATACTGAGTTGCCGAGGCCCCACTAGTCTGAATGAGGGTCTGACAAAACTCTACGGTAAAGTCTTGTAATGAAATGTGGGCACTGCCGCGATACAGCTGGCCCTCTACCATGGTGTCAATCCTGATGCTAGCTCCAGACGTTTCATACACAGGGTCAATGTACACACCGCTAGTCTCGTTCACTCTATCCAAAAATATAATTCCTTGGTGCATGTCATCCCACTTGGGGATGCAGGTGCTCGTCGCCCAATCTGCCTCATCCCAGTCAAGCTTCTCCGTGTCCCAGGACAACAGCAAGTCTGTTGCAAACTTGGGCTGAACCTTAATGTCTGTATATGTAGCGTTATCTGGGGCGGCGGCAGCGTACCCAACAGTAGACTGGTTTATCACAAACTTCTTAAAGTCAATAGGCTCTGTAGTAATTATGTACTCACCGTTCTCTGGGTCAAAGCCGCTTGGGATTCTTGGTCGGGCAACGGCATTGTTGACGCCTCCAAAGAGACCCTCAAAATATGACTCCATCTTTTCTGAGCTAATAGGCACAATACCGCCCCCATCAATCCTGCACACCACACCGCTTCTTGCGTCGGAGAAATATACCTGACCGAATCTCTCAATGACACCCTCGGGTGAGTTACCTGGTCCATAAGAACCAGACATAAATGTAGGTGTGCCAATAACATTCGTTGACGCAACCATGTTGCTGTCACCACCAAGCTCAACAACGTTCCTGTCAATGGGCAATAAGGACACCTTGCTTTCCTGCAAAACCGTGAGCGACTCATTGCCATCTATAAGCGCTGCTATATCACCATGCTTAGACGGCATGTCATGATACGGGAACAAGCTCGGGTTGAATGATGAAAGATTTAGCTGAGTTGAATCAAAAGCAAATGGGTCGCTATACGTAATTGACGTGGTGCGCCTCATTCTCGCCTGCTCTGGTGTCTCTATATGTGGACGTCCAGTGGAGTATGAGTTTGATTCAAAAAAGTCACTAACGGAGGCGTCCTCAATATCAAACCTTTCGTAATCCTGCTTCCTTGGAGCCGTCGGGTTGTACTTAAATGTATCACCTGGAGACAAGGCTGGAGAAAAATCCTGCTTGGCGTTGACGAGCATCTCCCTACTTCTGTAGTATACATCACCGTCTCTAAGCGTAACAACACCATAGTGAGCTGAGTTGCTGTTTCCATATTGAGAGGGCACTGTCCCTGTATAGGACTCACCCACGGCGGCGCTGACAAAATTATTGCTTGGGTCTACGAAATATCTGTAACCGTTGGGGACTGGAGCAACTCCTGAAACAAATACAAATCCGCTTGCGTTGGCGGCGACGCCATCAAAAGGAGTGGCAACAAGAACCTTGTCGCCAAGGTACAAGCGCTTAGAAGAAACGAAGAAGCTCTCTGACGTAACCGTCATGTCTATGTTGCCCTGTGACGTGTTGCCCCTTGAGCCACCGTGAGTTCTTTTCCCGTTAGCAGTAACAATAGGAAACGATTCACCAATCTCATAGTACACCTGAGACTCAGCCGACTTCTTAGGTGTCATAATTTCTACAACACAACCCTGACTAAAGTAGTCTTTGGCTCGCTGCACTGAGCTTCTGTCGAAACCAGAAATGGAGTTGTCTCGTATGCTAAGGAACCATCCAGTTCTTCTGTAGGCATTGTCCTTTTCCGAGGCCTCTTCATCGGAACTGATGTCGGTGGATGTCTGAGAAACCACAAGCGGGTTATTCTCATCGTCATTAAAAAAGGTGTATCCAGTGATAGTGAACTCTACGTTGTTTGGGTAAACCCTAGTTCCGTTCTTAGACACGTAAGACACCACCCGAAGGATGTCACCCTCGGTATATTGATAGTTAACGTTACCTCCCTTGAACTCCTTATATGAACTGTTCTTACCCTCAAGAGTTCTCATCGAGAGAAATATCGCAGAGCGTACATCATCTCCAAGAGCCGAGTTAATCTTCCTACTGTTCTTTAGGCTGTCGTCTCCCTCCGTGTCTACAGGCGAGAGGATGTCCCTAAACAGATTGAGGTTTGGAAGCATTGCTTCGGCAACGGTAAACTGAAGAAACTTTTCGTAAGTGGTATTCTTAGAATACACGGGAGCCCAACGCACAGCCCAGTCGGGTGGGTCGTGCATCAATCGAATGTCTATCTCAGACCGCCCGTTTCTTCCATTCCTTCTTGGCGAACCAATAGGCGCAACCTGAAGGGCCCCAAGTTTTTGAACCCCACCAGACCTATTCCTGTCATCAAAATAAACTATCCCAAATTCATGAGAAGCCCCAGACTTAAAGGACCTATTCTTATCGGTATCATTCGTGCCAGAAACAAGCTGCGCTGACCCAAAGACAGCAACATCCCTAATTCCACAGGCGTAATCTGGACCATCCTTGAGGGCCCCGCCTCCATTGTTTGCAAAGTTCTGTGTTGTCTTTACCGAGCATACAACCTCACCGTTAGAGTAGGAGTGACCCGTCACGGCGGAGCCATTATACTTACTGTTTGGGAGGTAAGTGCTATTCCAAGTCTTTGCAGACTCAGCCTCTATGTTTACATCCTCCAGTCTATAAACGAATGAAACCTGGGATGTTGTCTCGTCATAACTGGCGTCTACACTAAAGGTAAACTCACCCTTCCATTCAATCCAAATAAAGCCTCTATCATACTCGTATACATCCTCCAGCCCTGGATTAATATAGACGTTTTCAGAGAAAATTTGTTCTGAAAAGTTCACTTCATCTTTAATGGCCTGAGACTTAATACCGCCAATAGCATTCAGGGCTGCGCGGTCCACATCTGGCCCCACCATTTTAGAAGCCACAGCAACCGTGGCCGTTGAGCCATTAACCCTATCCACTATAATCTGACCAATCTCATCCCTCGTGGTGCCAGCGCTAACCTCAATAAGCTCATTCAACTCAATAGCACTCAGCATCTGAAGGTTGTTCAAAGAGTGGTGCCTGTGATAGTTGTACTCTGTAAAGCCATCTCCTAAATCACGAGATGCGTATCTGTGCGGGGACATAAAGAGAATCTTTCCGCCATCCCCCGCCGTGCCCTCGTGGTCAACTTGAGCCCCGTCGTCAAAAAGCGTAATCGGAATATCAAAGGCTTTATACTGATAATCGTAAGTGAAGTCAGGCGGCTCTCCAATTTCTGAAAACTCAGGCGCGGATATGTTGACAATACCAATGGCGTCACCATTTAAGCCAATATTTATAGCCAGCGTTGCATCATCAGCAATTCCATTTGAGTTTATGTTAGATATATCAACCCCAAAAGAGATTGGTTTCCCAGTCCCTCGCATTTGAAAATTGTTTAGAGGGTCATGGGGAAATACAATAGCCTCTGCCTCCATATTGTCGTACCTACTACCAAGCGCAAGAGCGGCCCTGTAGTACAAATTCCCTTCGTTCTGCTGGAGTGTTTGAACATCACCCCTGTCTACCGAGATGTCGGCGCCCTGGGTGACGTCGTAATACACTGGAAATGTTAGCGTTTCGGTCTGGATGTTATCAAATCCTTCTACATAATTTCCGTAAAACAACCTGTTGTTTGAAAATGTCTGAGCCCCAGCAAGGCGAGGCACTGAGTCAAACGGCTTGTTGGCCGTATTCTCATCCAACTGATTGTACAGTCCATCGTTCCTAAACACTACCGATTGAGTGTCAACATCAGGGATGTTGTTTACTTCTGCGACCTTAACAAAATAACCCCCATTTCCCTTACGAGCGTAGAGCCTAATCTTCTTAACTGGGCCCTTATTGTTATCTACAGTAATCTCAATCTCATTGTTGAGCCCGTCATAGATGGCGCGCTGAGCGTTATTAAACGCCAGGTGATTTGAGCTTATAGCCAGCTTAGAGTATGGTGATAGCGCACTCACCTCACCATCGTCATAAACATATTGGTATGCAAACTGAAATACCTTGTCGTTCAGCTGATTGCGAGCAAGCGCGCTGTTGCTATTAAAGACGAAGGTTGGTGGCTTAAGAGGTGGCTGTTTACATACGCTCAAGAACAGCTCTTTTTCGTCATCAGTGCCGTTGTTAATCAAGTCTGAGTAAGCTCCAGAAACTGCTTTTGTTGCATTAATCTTTCTTGGCTCATTCCTGTTGTCGGTAAAGTACAAAAGGTGCTCGCCGTTTTGATTTACAATCAAGTCAGCTGACACATACCCTTGGAGGTTAAAGTTGAGTGAGCTTGACTCGTACACCTTTTGATACACATCACTATCCTCTGTTCCTGGAAGTGCAGTGTACTTGTAGATACCGTGATTGCCGTTGCCGTTATACAAAAAGAAGTAGATGCACTTGTGAGCTTCAGAACTTACAGCACCTATAACCTTGTTAAGACCCGTGGCTGGAATCGTGTCTGACGCCGACTTTGCAGCGACGCTCTGGTTGCCCTCTACATTCTTAATGACTCCAGCATCACCATCCTCCTCGTGTGAGATGCGAACATTCAGGGCGTCAACCATCTCATATGACTTGAGGATTCTCTCGTCGTCGTCCCTGTTGAGATATTGTGGGATTAGCTTATCAATAGCCATTAGTACTTAGGAGCTTGTTTGAAGTTCTTGCGAATTACCTGTAGCGCATCCTCCTTGCTAAAGGACTTAAGGCGCGAATTAGCCCGTCTAAGCTCGTTAAAGTACTCAGCCCTAGCCCTTGCCTTCTCGCCCGCAGGAACAACGCTCTTTCGCTCTATAATCTTGTAGTAGATGTATGCACGCAAAGCCTCCTCCGCCATGACGTGTACAGTGGGGTTTTCACTCCGTGCCTCATCAGCAACATACTCAATCACAACCTCGTTAACATCACTGCTTAAAGCAAGCTCTATTCTGTTTTGGTCATGGTTGAGTCTGTACTCACCTCTGTACTGTCCGCCGCCAAAGCCATACACCTGGCCAACATTGTTTTGGTAGATGTAGTTGCTGAATACAACGTGGTCATCCTGCCCGAACACCCCAGCCTGAACTGGAGTCTTGTCGTCAACCCTGTCATACACTCCGTCGCCATCTGAATCGAGCAAGTTGCCCGAAGATGTGGTGGCGTACTTCTGAGAAATATTGATGTTGCTGTTTGGCGTGAGCACATACACTAGACCGTCGGTTCCGACAACACCTATCTTACTCATGGAGACAAAGTCGTCAGGCAAGTCGACGGTGTCGTTGCTGTTAACCGAAAGCTTTATCGAGCGGATGCGCTGCATCATATCAAAGCCCATCTCTCTGATACCCCTTAGGGCATAGTTGTGGACCAGAGTGTCTGATACATTTTTAGCGAAGTCATCGCCGTCAAGCGACATGATGAAGTCGCTAACAACTTCTGAAACTGTTGTTAGGTTGCGTGCCATTGTTACTGTCTTCCGTAATTAGTCAGTGCAGCATCTCTTATAGATGTGCCTATCATACCAGCCAGCTCAACAATAAGCTCTACCTCCCTGTCTTCTGGCAGCTCGAAGTCAACACTGGATGATGCGTTGTATACCTCATCACCAGCTACGGTAGAGAACCCGTACTCTGGTTGAGATGTGGTTTGTGCTCCAGCAGTGGTGACACCCTCGGGAACCTTGTAATACCTGATGTCAATCTTCTTGATTGAGTTGGGGTATACCTCCAGAGAATCCGCTACAAGCATGACTGGCTTGCCTATACTTGGCGCAGAGAGTGTGCTTTGAAGCATGTAGTCAATCTTGTGGATGTCGTATACCAACTCAACAGGTGTAGACGTTGTTACGCCCATAAGCACCTTGCCGTAAGTTTTCGCTGACGCAAGCTTATAGCAGTCGTCTGGATAGTTGTACTTGAGGTCGCTTTGCCGCTCTATCGTAGAGGACTTCATGTACATGGAGAGCTCCTCTCTTACGTCATTGGCCTTAGACATGGCCCTTTGACCATCCATGTTTCTAAGCCTTACGGTTTCTGCCGCCAAAACCTCAGCCCACATTTTGTTGTATACAGCGGTTTGAGCTACAGGAGCCATGGTGTTAAACTCTGATGGGCTAACAAAACCTCTCTGCTCCTTATTAGCAAGGTCTTTCAATACCTCATATACTCTCTTAACGCTTATCATATCTGCTGTTTTCGGCTACAGCAAATATAAAGAAAAAGGGGAGGGCCTTCTGGCCACTCCCCCTTGCTGCCTCACACGCAGTGTCAGGCTATCTCTGCAAGCTGCTTTTCTATTTCGGACAACACCGAAGCTCCGCTATCTGTCATGCAGAACCGAGACAGTGTTTCCTTAGCATCCTGACCAGTAGGTACAGACGTGATGACTTTGTTTGTGTCGTACCATACGACCGCGCCACCATTGTACCTTACAATGTTAAAGTCAAATGCCTGCGAAACTGAGCTACGAATTTCAACCAGCGGGTTGGTGGTCATGTCCAAGAACTTCTGAGGATTGCTCCTTGCGTATCTCACAAGGGCTCTCTTAACCGAAAGGTCGTCTTGGTCTATGTTAATCATAAGAGCCATAGCCAAAGGAATGAGGTCAGAGATACTCTTGCTCTTAATGATGCTTATTGCATCGTGAACAAGGAACTCATCCTGAATCTCGGCCTCTCTATTTTCGTTGAGGTTGAGGGCCTTAAACTCCTTCCCGCCATTGGCCTGGTTGTCAGGATGGTAATCCAAAAACTTCTTAAGGTTTGGTTTGTTGACAGGTACAACAATCATTTTGTCATAGAAGAATACCTGCTCCAACACGGGATTGTCAGATTGCTCATCTGCAAACACAGATGATTCCATAGGAGCGTATCTAAGCTGCCTAACGTTTCCCGTTTCTTTGTCGTAATACTGAAGCCCCGAGTTTCTAATCTTCAACACAATACCACCCTTGCCATTAACTGTGACATATGTGGTTGGCATTGCCAAGGGGTTCGGTATGTTTCTTTTTACAGCAACCGACTTCTTTGCTGGGGGCTGTTCGGTGGTCTCTACCGCCACCTTGGGTGCCGCCTTCGCAGGGCGACCTCTTTTAACTGCGTTTTCCATGATAGTAAATGTTATTTGAAGTAAAGGGGAGGAGGCAGTTCCCCCTCCCTATTACCAGTTAAGATTATTACTTAATCAAAACGTGCTGGTTTGCAGCGCGAGTAATCAAGTTGCACTCAGAGCGGTAGTTGAACTGAGCAACATCCTTTGTATCGGTAGTGAAACCGAGGACGCCACCACCAGTCACCCAGTGCTCCATCTCTCTGCTGTAACCGCCAGCAGCCTTGTAGTTCATCTCCAAAGCAGGCGCTCTGTTTCCAGTCTTTGCGTCGACGACGTTAGCGAGAGGAATCATAACACCCTTGTAATCAGAACCGTCCAACAACGTTGGGTCGTTCAAGAGCTTCCAGCTGTGCTTGTGGAAGGTGTATCCACCACGAGCAAACGATTGGAAACCGAGGTTGACAGCCATGTCTTTGTCGTTGTTGAACGCACCGTAGTTAACGCTCAAGCCAGAGGTAGACGCCGTACCACCATTAGCCAACATGTTATCCAACAACAACATCTGTCCAGTGTTTGCGTAGATAGCGTACTCCGAAGGAGCCCCCTGCTTGTCGAGTTGCGTAATGATTGCGTCGATGTCACCAAAATCCGTGGTGGAGCCGCTACCAATCTGACCGCTAGTAACCAAGCCTCTGTTCTCCAAGGCAGCGAAGTAGCCCTCAGAACCGCTGACAGTAACTGCCGCTTGGTCCGTGGTTGCCTTCTCACCGAGCAACAAGGTCATCTCACGCTTATCCATAAAGCGCTGACGAGTGTCTTGCTCACCCTTGATGTACCATCTGTAGTCACCGTTACCGAGGTCTACGTATCCGATGTTAGTGGCCTGAGACCCGCTAACCTTGTACGTCTCCTTGATGATGCTGTACGGGTTGGTTCTCTTAATCACGTTAGACTCAAGGAAACGACCTGGCTGGTCCGAACCCTGCTCGAACATGTTACCAACGATAGGCAAATCAACAGCAGCATCGGTTGTAACACCAACAGACAGTCCACTGTTAGAGAGCGTGTGAAGGGTAATCACAGCGGCTCCAGTAGACGAGTTAATAGTTATATCGGTAACGATACATCTGTCCGAGCCGTTGACGAGAAGGATATCACCTTCACGAGCAACGAGCGCCTTAACGCTGGCATCCTCAGCTTGCTCGTTGTATGCACTTCCACCGTGAGCGGTTACGCCGTCGATTTGGAAAGACTTACCCGTGGCAGCAACGGTCGCTACAACGAGACCAGTTTGTCTCTGGTGGAGGCGAGCCTCCTCCCAGTACGTAACCTCGTCGGCAGTACCTGCGTTGTTAACGGCACCCGTGAGCTTCAAGAAGCCCGTGATACCTTGGTCCCCAAAGGTCTTGATGAGGTTGGCACGAACGTCTGGTGCGTTTACCTCGTTAATAAAGTCGAACAGCGACGTGTATTTCGTCGGGTCGAGCTGATTAAATACAGAGTTGTTGATTCCAACTGGACCCGTCCCTACAGGAGTGGTCCCACTCTGGCTCAAAGAAATTGATGCCATGATAATTTTTTTTTAGGCGTTAATACTTAAAAGTCATCCCCCCTCTTTCTCCGAATGCGTTTCTAAGCTGCTCTTCCAGTTTTGTCGAGGTGCTTGGTTCAGTGTTCTGCCTTGGGGCTGTGTTCGTAGAAACATTGCCAGCGCTTTGTACAACCTTTCGTTGTCCATCGCTCATGCCCTGACGGTACACTGAAGCTACAATCTCGTCGATGTTATCAATCAAAGCCCTGTGTGAGCTGAGCTTATCAAAGTCCCAGCTACCAGAGTCGGTGATATAGTCATCGAAGTACTGGTCGAGTTTTGCATTTTTCTCAATAAGGGTGGCCTTGTACTTGTTGTCAAGACCATACGTGAACTGCTGACCGCTAGGCAATCCAAAGACTAGCCCATCGAGGTCTTGAACCTCACGTCTCATTGAGGAAACCCACTCGTCGGTGATGAAGGATTCTGGCGCTTCGCTATTAATTTCTGGAGACTCGTACTTGGAACGAATCCCCTCTATGTCGCGGCGCGCCTGCTCCGCATCCATCTTAAGTTGGAGCTGCGACATCTTAACATCTTGCTCGGTATTCAGGTCTGGGTCCAGTCGGTACTTGTTGCTCAACAGCATATCAATCTCTTCCGAGTTGAGGTTGCTGTGTTGCATCTTCATCTGGTTACGCACGGCAGTAAGGTCATCCATTTCGGATGTATTCAACCGCTGATACGTATACCAATCCTCTGGACTCCGCCCCGTCTCACGAACGAAGTTGTTAATAGCAGCTACCCGCTCGTCGATTTCCGTCGGGGCTGTATTGAATCTCTCCTGAATTGAGTCGAAACTGTCGAACTGAATACCGAGCTTTTCGCTCATGTATCTCAGAACTTCAGAATCTACTTCCTCCTGAGAGAAGTCATTCTGTTGTTGAGTTACCTCTTGTTGCGTTACCTCTTGTTGCGTAACAACTTCTTCCTGAGCTTGTTGGACTGGCGGCTCATCCACCAGCTTATACTCTGGAGTAGGTTCACTTTGAGGTTGAGAAACTGGTTCCTCAACAGGAGGAGCAGCTTGTTCAACTGGTGCTTCAGTTTGCTGAACATCTTGTTGAGTTGTTTCTTGAGCAGGGGGGGTATCACTAATTGAAAACCCAGCGTCCTGCATCGCTGTTGCTAAATCTTTCATGTCTATTAAATTATTTTACCACTTTACTTTATTGGCCCAGTACGCCGCGCTCATCTTTCCCTTGGCTATATTCTTTGCATGGCGAGCCTTAAATGAATCCTGCTTCTTTTTTCTGGCACCAGAAGGATTAGACTCCGTCACTGTGTCTGCACCCTGCTCCCCGAAACGGATAAGACGAACTGCCTCGCCGACCTTAGCTAGGACAAGGTGAGATTTCTTAGGATGCTTGGGCGTTCTTTTGGGTTTGTTAACACCAGAAAGCCCGTGCTTCTTTAGAAGATTCTTTATCCTTCCATCAGAACTCATAATGCAAATATAATTACTCTGGTTTTACCCCATATTCACCAGCCTGAAGATGATAAGTTGTTTCTCCAGAGCCAGTCAGGTACGTGAAACACATGGTCTCACCCTCTGGTATCTCTAGCGTTTCGTAGGTGGCGACGTATGTTCCGTCTTCTTGCAGGCACTCTTCTAGGGTTTGCTCGTTAAAGCCCCACGCCATGTTGGGGCAGTTAGCGTGTGTCCATGTCTGCTGGAGGTCCGATTGTGTTGAGATGGTTATTGTACGTTTCATGACAAAGCAAAGATTAAGCTTGGTTCTGCTTGTGCTGAGTAGCTTTGAATGGGGTACAAGTAGTCAACCGTGCCAGTAGGTGCATTTTGCATATACGAGCTTAGAGATACCCAAGAATCCGCAGTGGTGGCAGTTTGAGCTGTATCTCCAACCCAGCTTCCACCGTCGTTTGTCTGCCCAGAAGAAACGTACCACACCCCGTTCTTTTTCGCAAATACGAGGTAATTATATGAGTTGCCTCCTTGGAATACGGCAAGGTCTTCGTAATCCGTATCGGTTCCAATTTGCGTGAACACTTTATTCAGGTTTGGCTCTATTCTCCAGCTACTTCGAGATGTACTCATGTACATCGCGCCGTTAGTCTTCATGGCAAAACCTCCATAGCGATTCACCCAAACCTTAGACCAGTCGGTATCAGTTCCAACTTGCGTGGCATAAGGCTTGTCAGTTGTGGTGCCGTCACCCAGAACTCCATACTGATTCTCACCCCACGAAAACAGCTTGCCGCTTTCGGTGATAGCCAAACAAGAAGAGTAGCTGATGTAGATTTCTGAGAAGCTCTCAGCAAGGTCGGTAGAGGCGTCTGACTTGACACGAGTGAACTGTAAGGTCGTGCCGCCAGTTATTCCCAAACCAGTACCATAGCTTTGATTGTATCCGCAGCTGTATAGGTACTGAGAACCCGAAGAGCCCTTGATGGCTATGGCCGTATAAGGGTAGTTCCACTCTGACGAAATATCCACCCAGTCTGTATCAGTGCCTACTTGAGTCCACTTGTACTGTGAGTTGGTATAGCTCGCTCCTGTGCCTGCGGTGTTGAGGTATTGGCCGCTGTTTCCAGACCACCACAAGGTGCCGTTTGTTTTAACAGCCCACATACCGCCATTGTGGTGAGCCACCTTAGACACCCCAGTAAGGGTCAGGAACATGCCCCCGTTGTTGCCAGCGTCGTTACTATCAGTGGAATTCAGCCCCATTGAGTTGGTGAGGGACCAGCCACCAACGTACAAATCACCATTGGTTTTTAGGGCTGCATAATTATACCAGTTTGCCGATAGTTTCTGAACACCCGTGATGTCGGAAACCTTCAGCATGTTGATAAGGTTCGTATAGCTTGAAGCTTCCGCCGTGGGAAACGGCCCGTAAGGAATGAGGTTGTAAGGGCATACCACTACGCCTGAATCTGTGGTTACAGGGGCAGGGGTGATGCCGCCTCCACCACCTCCAGTACCGAGACCAGAGATGTTGTCGATGTTCGCTGTATCAACTCCGATAATCTTACTCATAGCTCAAGCCAAGTATTGTCAGGTTTGAAGTAGATGGTTCTATTTGTCGCGTCCACTACGTGGCCTACGACTCTAACAAATTCACCAGCTGTGCTCGGGGCCGTGCTTGTGACAGCCCCATCAGTTGTGCTCATGTACACAGCAGTGCCTTTCTTAGTTGTTGTGGGAAGCAGCGTAGTGGTAGTTGCCGTAGACAACTTAATCACCCCCTCCACCAGAAGTTCGTCGCCACTAGCTGCGTCTGTGACAACAGTAATCATACCTGTGGCAGCAGCAGCATTAGACGTAGCGCCAACAGCCGCAACGTTTGTAGCCCCAAAGCTCACCAGCGTACCAGCCGTAGCAGATGGAGCTGTGCCATAGGCGTCAGTCACAAGCCTAGCCCCGTCTTGGAACTCGCCTGTGTTTGTGGGAGCACTAAATGTCTGAGACATGTTTGCACTTCCTCCTCCGCCTCCTGACGCGCTGAGAGTGTCAGCCGTCATAGTCAGGTTAGTGCCAATCGTAGCGTAAGTAAGCTTGCCTTCAGAGTCATCCCAGAAGACGAGCTTATCAGCCCCTGCGTCTTGTGAGCCAAGAATTTGCCCTGGATTCATTCGCAGAACGTCCGTAGCATTAGCGTTTACAGATACATCCGTACTGTTGTCCGTACCTACAGGGTCGAAATCAACCCCTGAGGTTGGAATTGTAGGGGTGTTAGATATGTCTGTCGTGTAGTCTACCTGTCCGAGAGTAATCTGCTGACCAGAAAGCGTCAAGTAGTTATAGGCTCCTGCAAGAGTTACATCAGTGGAGTTATCTGTACCGACAGGGTCAAAGTCTACGCCCGACACTGGAATAGATGGGGTACCGCTCAAGTCAGCGTATGCTCCGCTAGTAGCTACATCGGCCAGAGTAGTGGGCGTGGCTACGCCAGAGGCGTTTCCAATCCACGTCTGACCATTGGGGATATTGGGAACATCATTAGACCTACCAGCACCCATAACAATACCAGACACGGTGTTGGAAGTTGTGTTAACATTGATGATGACACCAAGGTTCTGAATGGCATTAGTTCCAGTTGGCTTAGTTGTCGTCCACCCACCACTAGAGCCCAGGTAAACTGTCTGTCCCTCTGTATATATGGAGGCGTTAGGAACGCTTACGTTGTTTATGAAACCAACGGCAATAGCATCTCCCTCTACATCGTCCGCAATGTCTTCATTCAAGACAAAATGAGCTGGGTAGTTTGTGGCTGCATCTGCAGCGATAACCTCAGCAGTGTTGCCAGAAGAGCCAGTGACGTGAACTGGAGTTCCTTTCGCAAGAGTTGCGCCACTAACATTCTTAACAGTCTCCGTGATATACTTTGGGTTAACCTCTATCTTAAGGTCACCATTATCTACGGAAACCGTTGCGTTATCATTACCACTAACGAGGGACTGAAATGAAATCGTGCCAGAACCGTTGGTCGAAAGGAACTGACCGCTTGTCCCGTCAGACGACGGGTAGGTGATGTTGTTAATCTTAACCCCATTGCCCAGAGCCACTATGCGGTCTGAGCCACCAGAGGTTCTTACGGTGAAGTCACCGCCCTGAGCAACAACGAAATCAAGGCCAGCGTTAAGCGTGTGGTTTCTTGCTGACGACACAGTAAGGTCTGCAGTAGCCATGTTGTCGCTAGAGCCACCGCCAAGTGTCGATAGGTCAACAGTCACAGTAGAGTCCTGGCTCTTCTCGTTCGTCTGAGTCAAAGTCAGCACACCCGCGCCGTCAAGAGACAAGCCAGTTGTTGTGGTGTGCCTCTGGCTGTCGTTCTCGAACTCTTTGGTGCCACTGTTAAACACCAGCACGTCTCCGTTTTGAGGAGAGGTTATGCTGATGCCGTCTATATTCTTTAGGCTGCCGTAGTCACCAGAACCAGAATCAAATATCTCATTAAGCCTAGTAACAACTTGGTCTCTGGTAGCCCCCATAGATATGGATGTATTTCCAGCTAAGTCAGTGACCTCTCTGAAATCTCCAAACGGCCAGCTCAAAATCACTGGGGCATTATCAACAGCGTACTTAACATCTACAGCATTAACATCACTCGTGTTTGCTGTGGCTATAAGCTCACTGTCATTATCTACTCGAACGACGGTAGATGAGCCAACGAACGTGAGCGCAACATTGTTGTCCTTAAGTCTAACTTTAATTAGAGGCATATCAAGGTGTTACTGTAAGTGAGAACTTGATTCCGTTTATTCCTGCACTACCCACATAACCAGATTCATCCTTAATAAGGAACCTGACTTTTATACTAGCTACGCCACTACCAGCAGGGTTGTTGGGTCCGTTAATTCCTAGTTGGTCCCCTGGTATAGACACCAAGGGGAACCCGTAATAATTATCTCCTGGGACACCTGTCGTATTAAATGTATGGAGGATGTATTCCTCGTCTGACAGCTCATCCCCCGCATCATTGTATGACTGCACTCTTATTGAGAACGTGACGGACTCTGTAACAATCGTATTAACCTGAACAAACAGTGCGTTGTTCGTGTATCCACTGGCTGGCTCAACAACGATGGTTTTGTTTGGGTATTGAGTAAGGGCATTATTAAGGCCCTCATCAATAGTAAACCAGTCCTGAGCAACATTAACCGTTGTGGCGAAGTCTCCCGAGTTTACAGCGGCGTCGCCTGCGCCGATGTCAAGCACCTGACCCAAATCGAATGGTCCCGAAGTTGGCGGGGTAGATGTAATCGTAACCGTGGTTGGTGAGGCCGTTTCTACTTGACCAAACTGCGTCAAAAATTCGAGCAAGTCAGCCGTACCAACGTCGCCGTCGTTGTTGATGTCGCCAAGAAGTCCACTGGTTCCAGTATAAGCTTCTGTACTTCCGTAACCAGAGTCTATCAAAGCCTGAAACAACGATGTCGTTATAGCGCCATAGAGCTCCTGAATGTCCATGTGCTTTAACGAATCGCTGTCAGCATCATGAACCAGCATGTAGAATTTGTCGGGGTCGGCGTTACCGACAACACTGCCAGCTGGCTCCCCTGCCCCGCCCTCAATCTCTGGCGTGTCAATTATGGTTTTCCAAACCCACTTGCTTGTGTACGGTTCACTGGGTGAATCCTCAAGTGTAAGGAAATATCCATTGTTGTCAAGGTCTGCTGGCCCTATTGGTAGAGCAAAGCTATGGCTACTCGAAAGCGACGTAGGAGCAAATACTGAGATAAAATTCTCACCATTACTCCCCGCCTCATAGAAAGACAGGGCTCCCTGGTTAAATGTACTCCCCCCGCTTTGAAATGGTCTAAGTTGTACCGACCCGAACAATTCGGTTACTGATGTAGAGTCTCCACCTACGGCAGAGAATCTAGCAATAAGAGGTGATGAACCATCAAGCGACCCGCTATCACCCTTTATTGTAAGGTTGGTAGAGTTCTGGGCCCCAATGATTCTGTTACCGCTAAGGTTCTGATTGTGGGTAGCGAGACTTGTGTCGGTTACTGAGCCGTCACCAAGGTCTGCTGTAGTAAGTATTCTTTGCCAGGTAGCCATTACTTCTTCGTTCTGGGACTGGGCTTAGCCTTGTCGGGCTCTGCTTCAGTCTCAGACAAAGATAGTGACTCAGCGATACTGTTGAGTTTGTCTACAAGAACGATGACGGCCTTAGCGTCACCAGCCTTGATTGGCGTCATCGCAACTGCCTGAAGCAGGAATACGATTTCATCTTTTGTTAGGTGTTCCATCTAACTTCTTTTGAATTTTATTTACTATTTCTGAAACTACGAGTACGTCCTTTCCAGAGAACGTAGACTCGGCTATCATCATAAGTATGTACCTAAGCTCGTCATCAGAGAGCACGCTGCTGTCAGCCATACTAGGCTTAATCTTATCCAAGAAACTCATAGCGTTATGCCGTTCTTATGTAGAACTCAGCACCTCCTGGTTGAGGAACCCATACCAATGTGCCAATACCAGCTCCATTGTCACTAGCGCCAGGCACAGACTCTTGGTCAGCAACATCCATAATCATAACGTTGCCCTGGCTTTGGGCTGGTGACGTTGCATAGCTTCTTGTGGACTCAGTAGCCTCTGAAGGTTTTGCCTTCCATCCAGTAAGGCGTGAATCAGACTCGTCATGAATAAACTGAGCGTAGTGCGTCGTAGCATCAACGGTACCTACAGAAAGCTTAATTCCGCCCTCGCCCCCAAGAGTGCTTTCATAAACGGCGGTGGTTACGGAGGTGTCGCCAATCTGAATGAGCGGGTCTTCAACGGTAAGCTGCTCCGTGTTTAGCGTCGTTGTGTTTCCAGAAACAACAAGGTCTCCACCGACAGTCCAGTCTCCAGCTATTGAACCATTACCCAAGTTGTCAAGCAAGAAGTGAGTTCCCTCGCTTGTTCCCACATTGAGGGACAAAGTGGAGTCGACTTGGTCATAGCCCATGACAGCAAACGTGGTGCCATCAGTTTGAAAGGCAATAGCCTGACCAACAGAGAATCCAAGCTGAAGGGCTCCGTCTGCATCGAGCCTTAGTGTACCGCCGTTTGTAGCAAGAGTCTGGTTCCCAGATTCAAATGTGACGGTGTTTGATACAGTAACAGCCCCCTGCCCTGACACATTAAACTGCGATGAGGAAAAAGATGCTACACCAACATTGGTCGAGTTGGCAATATCGGCGTCAATCGTGATGGCTCCGTCATAGTTAGCTTGCGGTGTACCAGTTCCTGTGGTTATACCTGTACCTCCAAGGATGTTGAACTCTACTGTTGCGTCATTCGAAGTGTCGACGCTGCCGCTATCCATGGTAAATCTTACCGTATTTACAGAGCCAGCACCGAGATTGGTAATTGTTTGAGTTACGTATTCATATACGTGGTCCTGAGTAACCAGGTCGTTTCCGTCGTTAACAATACCAGCCGCGCCCGTGCCCGTAGCTACGTCACCACTAGTAAGAAGTCTTTTCCAAGTTGCCATGCTTCAAATTATTCGGAACAAATATAACTTATTTACAACACACCGAAATAGATATTGTCTGAGTTGTCGGCGTACAACCCTCCAGCCACGGCGGTTGGTGTAGCCGTCAAGCGCGGTATAGACAAAACTCTTTCTTCATTAACGGTTAGTGCAACCTGTGAGCCAGAGCTTGTTCCGACACTAAGCTCCATCTTAGAGCTGACTGATGAACCCGCAGCCCCAACCTGAGTAAACTTTATCAGACCAGCATCAGTCACAGAGTCCGAACTATTGTGTCCCCTGAAAGTAATCTGACCCAAGGAGTCTCCGTTGCCCGTGGCTTGCGCCGCTCCGCTATCATCAGATGTCCTTGTGAACATGATGTTCGGTGCGGAAGCCCCCGAGCTGTTAAATACCTCTACCGCACTAATCCTAGGGGTGGTGTTGAACGATATAGCATTGTCGCCACCTCGAACCAACACGGAGTAGTTTGAACCAGCGGGCAGGGCATCACCCCCAACCTCAGTCCAGTCCGATTCACTACTCCATGTGCTCCCAGTAAAGACGAAAGCTTTGTAGCTGCCGCCATCATTGGTGAGCGCCAAAAATCCGTCAGTCTGTATTGTAGAATCAAGAGCATTCCTATCCGATACAGAAGCAAAAATGCCAAGGCCCTTGACTTGATTATTGCTTACATCAAGTATTGGCCTGTTATCGTTGTTGTGCTTTAGATTGTCTGGAAACAGTACTGCCATCAGAAGGATACTTGGAGTTGAACATCTGCAGCAAAAGCCCCAGGGTCATTGCTTCTATAAAAATAGTAATCCTTAGATACCCCGTATTGATTCGTTATCGTCCTAGTCACAGGAGATTGAAATGCACTAAGCACGGAAAGAGAACCGTCCTGAAGGATTGATGTAATCTCAGTCCAACTTGATGGGTAGACAATCCAAGTGTAGTTCGTTCCTGAATTATTGTTGGCGGTACAGGTTATTGTTTTAGTTGTGTTTGTACCTAAAGCTGAAATCTCGGCGGTTGAATCATAAAGCGTCTGGGCCGCCGCATTGTCAGAGACAGACGATGTAGAAGAAGCAAACATCTTGTACAACCACTGATGGGTTATGGTTCTGTTTCCAGAAGTCCTTGTGTTGTCAGTGCCGCTGCCGTTATCGTTTACTGTAACCCTGTAACTTGATGACACTGATGTGCTTACAGATGTGGGGTCGACAGTTTGAATATTTCCTACTTGAAGGTCTGGGGAAAAGCTACTGTCAGAAAGACCAGACTCAATTACCGTACCCGAAGACGTTTGAAATTCTACAGAGTTGTCCTCTGTCTGCGTGTTATCACCGATAGTGAAATTGAATCCCACCACCTTAACACCTCTACCCACCTCCTGAGTTGTACCAGTCGTGGTTGTCGTAGAACCATAACTACCATCTGTACCCTGCAACTGAATCTTGAGATTGGTAAGAGTTATATTGGTGGGGTAGTAGTCCGTGAGGATGTCCTGCAGGATAGTCATGATGTCAGTCCCCGCAGGATAGGTCTGCCCTACCGCGTTGCCAAGAGCCCCGTCCGAGTTGCTTACAACAATCTGCTGGTCAATCTTTGGGTGAGCGTTAATCCAGTCAAGGCCGTTATACATAAGGTAGTCGTACTGTCCAGCCGTCGCGGTGGAGACGTCACCGATATCGTCAAGCTCATCAATAGTACCCTCCCCGCCCGTCACCTGCGAAGACTCATCGTCAGCTGGTTTGAATGTGCCTGACCCGCTATCGTATTTAAGAATCTGACCGTGAGCTGGCGCGACGCCAGAAAAGTCAACATCCGTAAGGTCGTTGAGTTCCGTTGGGATGGTAGGCGTGTTGGTCAGACTGTTGTAGTCTCCATCGAATAGCTCGGGGGTGTTGGTCAGGTCGTTGTAGTCCCCGCTAAAATCACTTGAGGCTGGAACATCAGTAAGGTCATTATAGCTTCCAGAGGTGGCTACAGCTGCAAGGGTTGGTATACCCCTTATGTCATCATAGTCTCCCTTTTCCCACTGAGCCGTCGCTGTGTTGTAGTACAGAATGTTTCCCTGCTTACCCCCCGAGCCTGCGTTAACATCAGTGAGGTCGTTTAGAACCTCCGCCCCTCCCTCGCCACCACTAGATGTAAAGGTTACGATGCCATTCTGAATAACATCAATGGCTGGGACAGACGGTACGTTTACAGCGCTTACACCGCCAGGGCGTGCCTGAACCTCAACGGAGATATTCGCCGTATCCCTTATGGATATTTGAATATCGCTCATACCGTGACATCTTCATTGACCTTAAACAAACCATGAAGCCATGTCTGAACATCACCACTCTTAGATGCCTGGATGTCGTATACATATAAGCCGCCATCCATATCCATGTTGGCTTCGTCTATAACAACCGTGAGCTGACCACTAGCCTTTATGTAGGTTACGTCGGTGTCTGCTACAACGGTAGATGCAGCAGTATCACTGTCCCTCACTTCCATCTTAAAGTCATAGGTGGTGGCATCCAGGGCTGCTCCTGCGGCGTCGGTAAGTGTGAGTATAAGCCGAAACGTGTCTCCCTTCCTGCACGTTATATCAAGCCTACTTGATGTATCAAGATTTACCGAATTAGCCATTGTTCAAAATTTGAGAAATAATATCGTCCTGAGCATCGGGCGCCTCATCCATTACAGGGCGCTCTCCCTTTCGCTGAGCTATAAGCTTTGATTGAGCAGCAGCTTGCTTATCAACCCTTGAGTCCTTTCTATCCTCTTTAAGGATATCAATCTTTTCTCTAAACTCCTGCTCTGTAGAACGCATACCCACGGTCGCTTGTGCGCGAATCATCTCAATCTCTCTTCTCAATGAATGAAGAGCTTGAGCGACTTGAATCTCCGTCTGCCCCTTAAGCTGGATTTTCTGGGCCTCGACCTGAGCCTCCATCTGTATTTGTTGACTACGCATCTGCATAGCCATCTGCTGGTTCTGAGCATTCATTTGCTGCTGCATCTGCATGTTCTGCTGCTGCGCCTTACTAGCGGCAGCCATACGACGCTTTCGTCTAACAACGAGAAGTCTTTGAGCTTGGTCTATGTCTTTAATCTGTCTGACAGCTAATGCGTCCTCAAGGTCAATCTCCTTTTGAGCCAGTGACTGCTGTATGTTTTGCTCAAGAAACACTCTGTCTTCATCGCTCATCTCCTTAACAACACGCACGCCAAAGTTGTACATAGGCAGCTCTTGGAATGAGGCCAGCGTCTCCATGTTGTACTTACCGATAGCCTTCTCGTATACTCGATACAAGACAGAATCAGTTGGTATAATCTGAAGGCACTTTACTACATCCTGACAAACCCTCTTGTAAAGAACAAGCGAGGCGTTGGTGATGTCGTACAACGCATTGTTGCCAGCGGCAAGCGCTTGCTGCCGAACACCAACCAAGGCATCTCCCTTTGGTGTGCTTGCATCCATAACCTCATTAACGCCACTAGCGTCCCGAATCATTGTCAGGTAGTGGTTGTATAGCATGACGTATTGCTGGATGTTCCTGATGGTATTGTCGATTGGGCGGATGGGTGGCTGCTGACCCGTGCCGTCAGGGTTCTTACTTCTGTAGTAAAACACACCCGTCTGCTCATAGATGTCTTGAATCTGCAGTGGCTGAAGCTCACCCCCACGGCCAAGCTGGACATTCTCCAATCCCTCAATGTCAACGATAACTCCGTCTGGCTTAGCCTTAGCTATGGCCTGTTGAATCTTAAGGTGTGTGAGCTGGAGCTGGTCGGCAAACCCTATAATAGAACCAACCATAGATTTGGGCCGCATGCGACGCAGGTTGGTACATGCAACACTGTACGATAGGCGAGCTTTAGTTAAGTCGTGAACGTTCTTGGGAACATTTTTCTTGACACCGTAATTAAATATTTTGTTAGCACCAATAAGGTAGCTTCCACCATACACGGTCTCCACCTCCATCTTAAAAGGCTCCCTATTGTAAACAGATTCCGTTGGAGTCTTGTAATCAAAACCCTTGTAGTAAAAACCTACGTTACCGAATCTAGATTCCTTGCTCTCGTAATACACGCAGTCAACGGAAACAAACTCAAAGTCAAGGATTTCAATAAGGTAGTCATCATAGCCATACCGCATAGAACCAGACACCTTGTCAAAGGTTCTTGAACTAAAGTTCGAGCTGTCATTGAATGACTTGGACTTAGCCTTGTTAGCAATCTCTTCGTACTCTTTTTCCGTGAACGAATCGCCAGCAAGTCTCTTGAGCTCACCAATACTTACGTGCCTTATGTGACCACCGTATACGATGTCGGACATATTAGGGTCTTCCGTGTAGCTGTGAACAAACTTAGCTGGGTCCACATACTCAATGGTGATGCCGTAGTTTGGGTCGTTGGTTCTTTTGGCAACACCCATGCCGCACACCACCAAGTCTTCAACACAACGCCTGTATACGCCGTCATCGAAATCATTCCAATCTAAGGTCAGGGACGTTCCAATCTGAGCAGCAATCTCCGCATTCGTCTTTATGTTTTGCTCCATAAAGATTTCTGCTTCTTCCGTAGAGTCTGGTAATTCGGAAGGGTCTAGCTCTGTCTTAAGACCTATCGTTCTAGCCTCCTGAAGTATAGACTTATTTTCTATGGACGACTCTATAAGGGCCTTCTTCTCGTCCTTCTCACCTTTCGAAACTGGGTCAATAGCCTCTACTGAAGGGTATGGTTTGCGGGAAAGAACCTTGTTTACGACAACCTTAACGAACTTAGGTACGATAGGAACTGGACTCCAGTCGAGATTAAGCAGGGTGCCGTCGCCGTTATTAGGGTCGAGAGAGTTTAGAATCTGCTTGTAGATAGACGTGTCTTGCGTTCCATTGGCGTAGTCACGATTTCTCTCGAAGTCACGCTGCCTCCCCCCTACAACAGAGCTTACGTCGTCGGCACTACCCCATTGACCTTCGATGGCCTTGGCATATCTCAGTCCGTAATCGTCCGTAGCCTTCTCCTCTTGAGGTGCTAATGGGTTTGGGAACTTGCTTTGATTTCTGTTGCCTGAGGTCATTGATTGCTATTTGGGCTCACGCAAATATAGCAATACTAGAAATGACTTATTGGCGGACGGGGTACCTCCTGAAAAACACCTTGTCCTCGAAGTTAGATGGAGCTTTCTTAGGATTTGACTTTTGAGCGGCAAGCAAAGCCAAGCCAGCGCTGATTGTCAAGTCATACTTTGTCCTGTTGTCAATCTTAAAGCCAATCCAATCCTCCAATGTTCTATTAAAGTACATGCTGCCCATGTTGCCCTCTTCATCTAAACCGACGTGGTTATGTATGTAGTCTTCTATTGCCTGGGCGTGGGCGTGTATAACATCCTGTGAGTTTGATGGTATCCCCTTGGTTTTAACATTTGAAGACGACGTGTTGTTTCTAAGGTGCTCTGGTCTATCCATGACATAGCCATCATATCCCCTAGACTCAAAGTATCTAACTATACCGTACTTGTTGTTCTCTATGAGCAATGGATATCCGTAAAACACTGCGGCCATAAGGACGTCCTCGTAAAATATCTTAGCGAGTGGTGGGCGGCTGGCATACTCAGCAACAAACATGTTACTAGCTCCGTCAATGTTGAACTTGTTGTATATGTGGCACGCACCCTTAGAACCTCTACTTGAGTCTACCGTCGCGTCGATGTCATAGGAGTCAACACCCCCGCAACCAAGACTTGAATTTGGCGGTACCTTCCTTCCTCGCTCCTCGCGCAGAACACTCCTCTTGTCTGGGTCTGGCATCCACGATATATACCACCTGCCCTGTGAAGATGGATTGAATATAACCTTGGTGTCTTGTACGCCACCTGCCCAAACAAAGTTGCCTCGAACCACTGGGTCGGGGAACAGGGTGTCGTTGTGTTCTATCTGCTCGTAAATCTTACCTATGTTGAATAGACTTCCTTCAATAGAATCCCTAAAGGCCTCGTCGGTGGTGAATGGGAATTGACGAATAAATTCATTTAGCTCTCTTGCGTCGTGCTTCATTGCGTCACGTTCGTTCTTAAGGAACTGCTTAGAACCAAACTGCATATACTCACCATCCATAGCCTCAACGGGTTTATCCGTATCGACAATGGGGTTTCCGTACTTGTCGAAGAATCCCTCAAGCGCATCAAATGCGGGGACAAATATGCGGTACAAGCCAGACGTAGTCCTCCCGTTAGCATTCCTTTTAGCAACGTCGGAATCATCCCACAGCTGCTTGAACTGACTGCCACCCTTATCCATAGGGTTCACGGTAGAACCCACCAAAGCCTTTCCGATAATCTTCCTACCAACAATAAGGCACGTTCTTTCAATGCGCCAAGCCTCACGTATATCCGTTGGCTTCTCCCACTTGCCAGCCTCATCGAGGTAAAGCATGTGGAGTTTCTCACCGTCGTATGCGTTGTTGGTTGTGTTCTTCCAGTTGATTACCGTATTAAGAGCCTCGCCCTTCTGCGAAGTCTTATTGTTCTTCGTGATTCTCTTACTCGGCTCGCGAAAAGCCAACTCCATGCGTGGGTTAGTGGTACCATCCTGAATGGGCTTAAAGAAGAAGGGGTAGTGTCGGAACATGTACACCACCTTCTTCATGAATATGTTCTCCTGCGCGTCCTTACCAGTTTTGGATTGGATACCCAGAAGCTTGTCTTTTATCTGAGTGGCCTCATCTAAGAGTACCGATGAACAGATATTTGTGTAGCCACTACGCCGACACTTAGTATACAGCTGACCCATACAACGAGGGTCTGACTCACATGCCGCCATGTGCAAGAATATGTCTCTCTGGAAAGCTAAGTAGTCAGGATACCCGACATCTAGCTTAGTCCATTGAAGCATCATGTAGTGCCTGCCCGTAATATATGTAGGAATACCTTTATTGAAAAACCAAAGACCCTCACGCCTACGGCGAAACTCCTCTTCGATATATGGATGAAACTTTTCTCTAAACTCCTTGGGCATCTCTGACCACTCATCCATAGACTTAATCCTAGACAACTCTGCTGGCATAGGAATCCTTTGCCACAGCTGCAGGTCGTCTGGTTTTTCATATCCAAGAATCTCCTTCTTGGGAGGCTGAGCGGGAAGAAGAATGAATAACCCCGCAAGTTCAACAACCTCTCCCTTCGTACCGTTGGGGCAAATTGAGATAAGAGCCTCTTCATTCTCTCTGTATACCAGTGACATTATTTACTGAAGCGTTCTGCAAATCCGCCAGAGTAGTCCTTGTTAGCTTCAATCTCACCGTTCTGCTTCAGGTCCTTAACCATCTGCTCTAGCCTTTGCCGTTCTACAATAAGTTCCTTACAATCAACCGCAGTCTGTTTAATGGATTGAAGCTCAGCCTTCCTAGCACTACCGCTAACTTCTGGGTCGACAGGCTTCTTAATCTCCTGAATCATGTTGTTGATTGCAACCTCCATAGACTCCATGAGCCTAATCGAGGCTTCAATGGTTGTGAAGTTAGCCTTCTTCGACATAGAGCAGGTGGTCTTCAGTCATTCTATAAACAACGGAACCGTCATCAAGAATCATCTTGTAGTCGGCATCCGCTGAAAAGCCCACGATAGACCCCTTAACAACACCCTGCTCCTTGAGGTAGCTTGTAGGGGTAACGACCTTGGCTACGTCCCTGTCCTTCACGTTTATACCGAGCTGAGTTATGATTCCAGAATCCGTAACCTTATCTGTCTTATCGACCTCCCACGGCTCTACAAAAAGCCAGTTACCAAGCATGACAATCTCGTTGTCTTCCTTTCTTCGGTACGCTATCGAGTTTGGCCTGAAGCTACCAAAGCTAGACACATAAAGGTCTTCGTCTAACTTGTAATACTCGGTGGTGGTTACGTGGTGATGAAAGAATAGTGTGTCGCCAGGCTTGGCTCCAGTATCAAACCTTGATGGAGCGCAAACTATTTCGCCATAACATATTCTGTTCTCAAACTCATTCCACTTTGAGTCGAGGTATATCTCCTTATCGCCGAGGTTGAGCGTATCGTTAAAGGCTTTTTCTACCCTTACGATAAAGTCGTTTAGAGACTTCATTCAAAATTACAATCGTATTCAACTAAGACGGGTTGATTCTCAACCGTTTTCCAAATATAGGTAGAATCTTCGTCCTCGATGAATACGTTGTATCTCCGAATGCTGTGATTAAACATAGCTCGTTCGTCTTCGACTATGGCTGATACTTTTCCCTTACCAGCCCTCATGCCCACATAATAGGCCATTGCGTCCTTGGGATTTGGCCCAACGACAATCTTTCTAATTAGGTTCATGTTAATTCATAAAGAGATAGTCGAGGGGGTCGTCTGGCTCCTGTGTCTTAGCAAATGCCTCAACCTGAAGCTGAATCACCTCGTCTAGCTCGTTAACGTCTTTTACATTCCAGGTGTACTTAACCTGCCACTCATGGACATCCTCTGAGGCTTCTTCACATACCCCCACGCAACCCATGTACACTATGTTGTCTGACATATTGTACTTAGCCACTATCTCCTCAATCTGCTCGAAGCAAGAATCAATCTCCTCGAACATGGTCTTCTTTAGAATACTGTCCATGTTATCAAGTTACGACAATTACTTCGTAGTGAAGATAGCTGGGAAATCCGTTGTCGACGGAGAGCCAGGCAAGCCAGTTCCGCCTGGAGCAAAGTATGAATAGGTCTCATCGCAATAGGCGTTGCCAGTAACTACCCACCTGTTTGTGGCGTAACAATGCAACTCGACCCAGGTTCCAGCTTTGTTTCCACTAGTTGAGGTATTTGCAGTAAGCCTTATGCGGTTCTTATTCGTACCAGCTGGGCTAAGCATAGAGTATGGGATGGATATTGACGAACTGCCCGTTCTGTCGGTAGCCGAGTTGGTGAGCAAGATGCCACCAGAATAAATATCTGTACCGTCTGTGTCAATATCAAAAGTACCCAGGTTATCGCTCACCACGACAAACTTGTATCTCAATCCAACCTCAGCAGCTGGCAAAAGCACTTGACCAACCTCCTGGCTGGTATTTGCCAGCGTAAACATCTTGCCTGAGTCGTCTGAAGAAATTGATTTAGAGTAGTTTGTTCCAGGTGAGGTTGGGTCAATTTTCTCACCAAAGTATGCTCTGGTAAGTTCAGCGTCAATCGTAATAGTTGTGCCACTAAGGTTTACCGTAGTATTCGTACCATTCGCAATGGTGAAATCATTGAGGGCGTTAGTACCAATAGTTACGGTAGCGCTAGTCGCTGTATTAGAAACGGTAACCTCTGGGTCCGTATCTGTGAAATCGTAGAATCCAATGACGCCATCGGTCGCGTCCCAGTTCAGGAACTTTGTTCTGGATTGATTTTGAGATACGGATGTAATCTTTAGAGACGCCGCCTTTACAGAAGATGACGAAAGCGACAACCCAGTAGTGCCTCCAGCTCCATCGGTTACTACTTGGTCAGCTGCGCTGATAGCCGTATTGAGCTCTGTCTTCAACAAGCCAGTGTATGTGTTCTTAATCTGAGTTCCGCTAAGTGAAGCCATATCTTTAATTTTACATCACAAATATACTTCAATGAGCAGAACACATACGGGCAGGAAGTTTCGAGAGTTCTCTATGCTTAATGAGAGGTACGTGAATCACAACTACCTCAAGTACTACAAGCTAGCGAAGAGGGATATATGCAGTAGGCACGACATAACAGAGAACGAGCTAGAGTCCATGCTGTTCATGTATGACTATGAGTTCTTTACAAAGAACCATATAGCCAAGGCTCTGCATCAGAGTCCTAAGAAATTTTACGAGAGAGTCATAAACCCTTTGTGCCAGAGGAATATGATTGAGCGCATATACTACAGGACAGACCTAGAGAAGGTTACAATGGAACAGCTGGCATTCCTTAAGTATGACAAGAACACATATAAGGCCAGATATCAGCTCACTCAAAAAGCTAGACTAATCATCCAGCGGTTCTACCGCAAGCTACACGGAGAAGAGGTAATTAAGATTGCTCCCCGAAAATCCTCTGGCGGCGAGAATCAAACGTAGGCCAGTTCTCCTCGAACTGTCGACCCTTCTCGGTATCCATACCAGCAAGCTGCTCGATATACTCTCTGCTCTCTTTGTTAATCTCTTTAATCCAGTCTAGGCTGTTGTATATATCGTAGCCCTCTTTCTTGAGTCGGTTGAGCTCGCTGACAGCCGTACCTTCCCCCGCGTTATACGCGAAGGCTGCCTTAGCATACGCAACCATAGGGTCGCTATCACCAGCATGCACCCACTCCCTATCGTAGAGATTCTCCATGTAACCATACATAGCATCCCTAGCTTGCTGAGGGTCGTTAGGGTCCCAACCCTCTGGCATGATACCAAGTCTTACAACTTCTTTCTGCGCTATGGGTCTGAATTGACCGAGGCCCGTGGCCCCCGCACTTGACGTGCGGCCTGGTAGGTACGATGACTCTACTGCCATCTGTCGGTCAATCATACGGTTCAAGTCTATGCTGTCTTGCTCCTCGTGGTATTCATCCCAGCCCTCTGGCACCAAGTTAAGTCCCTCGTTGTACTCATACCCCTTGGGTGCCACAGCTTGTTCTGGATATGCGCCAAAGAAGTAGTACCTTCCGCTGTCCGACTTGTCTTTTTTCTTTGGAACCATTTTAACTTTCGTTTACACAATAACCAGAAATGTGTTCCGTTATAGAGACAGAAACACACCACAAATCTAATAAATTCATACTCATGAAGAAGTTCATTATCCGCCTCTTGGCAATCGTCCTTATCGGGGCACCTTTCGTAGACACGGCAGAAAGAAAGGCACGACGCCTTAGCAGAAGTTCAGTTCCAGTTGGTACTGCTGTTGCGCTCGGTCGACCGCTGCCATGGAACGACCCTGGCTTCAATCTGAAGCAACCCGCTGGCAACCAGATTATGCGGGCGCCTTATGTTCGGCCACTAGTCCGAGCTCGGGCAGGGCAGCAATAAAAAAGAAGGGGGCTTAGCGGCCCCCTCTTCTTTTCTTACTTACTCCGAACTTCATCTTACCTCCGTATCCAAACGAGGCAGACGCTCTGTTCTGTCGCTCCTTATACGCATCGAGCGTAATCCTGCCGCTCAAGATATCGGCTAGGTCTTGGGCTGCCTGCCCACCTGGGGCGCTGTACTTACCCTCTCTTCTTCCGATATCCTGCATGTACTTGGTCTCGTTGGCCTGTGCGAGCAGGTTCTTAAAGGTGGGGTCTTCCCTGATGTACTCGGGCAAGTCCTCCACACTGGTTGTTTCTCCCCTCTCTATCAGACGTCCGTTATTAGTGATGTCGCTACGCACACCTCTGAACCCTCCAGTCGTACCCTCTCCTCGCACACCAGACTGAGCGATACCTCTGTCAAACAGTGCTGACGTTTCAAGCCCGTCGGTATCCATGTTGAAGTTAACTTCTGGTGGAATCTCTTTGGGAGGAGTGGTTGGTTTTTCTGGTGGGATGAGTATTGGCTTAGGCTTTTCTGTTGGCTCTTCTCGTGGGAGCTCACGCTTTTCCATGGACATCTTTCCAGGATTAACGTATTTCACATATCCAACCTGAGGCTCCACGCCCCCAAGCCTATTGGTTGTTTCAGACGCCATCACAACATCCTTGAGCTTGCTGATGTTAGGGTTTGGGTCGCCCTTAATCAAGAATCCCTCTTCGGTGGTTACTGGAGTTTGATTTGGACCTTGTCTCAAAAACCCAGGGTCGGTATCGCGGCCTGCTGCGTTAGCTCTCTTCAGTGCTTCGAGCAATCCACCATCATCATATTTTATGACGCCTCCATCGCCCATCTTGTTTGTCATAAGCTCGCGGCCATCCAACGCCTTTCTCTTCGCTGAGTTCTCAATAAAAGAGCCACGTAAGCGGCCATCTGAGCCAGTGTACTCCTCGATGTCTTGACTGGCGGATTTAACCATTTCGGCCATCTGAGACCCGTTAATCTCACCAGCATCGAATAGTTCTTGTATTCTCAGCATCTTCTGCTCAAACTCACGAGGGTATCTGTGGCCACCACCAACCTTCAGGTACGAAATAATCTTATCCATCGGGCGAGGTTCCTCGACCGCCCCACCCATATTGTAGAGCTTCTTCTTTCTGTTGTGATATCCTGGCATGGCTCAAAGATAGTTATTTATCACTAACGACTCCGTCACCTGCCCTGACCCACGTTGCGCTTCTTATAGAGCTTGCTACGCTTGTTCTTGGATGACTTTGTCTTGGCGTGAACACCCTTTCTCTTTGCGGTGTTGCTGACATAAACAGATACTTGTTTCTTCATGAGTGCGAAGCTACTCTAAACTCCGCCTCCTTCATAGCGCCAGGGTGAGGTTTGTAGTCTCCCTTCATAAGGTAGAACCGACCCCGCTCCTCCATCCAATGATACCCCGCTGGAGGCGCGACCGAAATTTTCTTTTCGGATACGCTGAGCTTACCTCTGTCTTTGCGCTTAGATGTCTTCACTGCATCGAAAGTTTTTCAAGGGCCTTATTGTACTCATCAATAGTGATGATGCCAGCTTTGTACTCCTTCAGCAAAAGCTCCTTCTCTGACTTAACAGATGAGTCTGGACGTGGGCCTTTGTGATTTTCGAGATAACTGAGTAGGTGTCTAACACCCGATGGCTTCTTAGATACTTTCATTTCTGCAGGTGCTTAACAGCGGCATCGAGAACCGTTGGGTTCTTACGCGACAGTGACCATGTGGAGGCAACCTTAACGAGGAAGTCCTCATCGAGTGTTGCATCGGGTACAGCCTTCATAAGGTAGTTGCGAACCTCCTCCACTTCTCTCTTCGCTCCCTCAGATACGGCAGATGACGACAGCTTGGTTACCGCCGTGCGGCTGGTACCTGGTGTGCCTTTAGGTTTCTTTGATACGAGCATACAGCAAATATACTTATTTAGTACAACCCCACTTTACGGTGGAGTAGCTTATCAGCTTCTTAAACTTAATGTCCCTACATATAAGGTGTAGGTTCTGCTGTTGTGTGGCTATGCGGGCCTTCGTCCTAAAGATATCCCGTATGAGCTTGTCCCTGAAATACTCGTTCTTCCAGATTAGCTCTTTGCTGTTGCCCACAAGGATTGCATCGAACAGCTTGTACTCCCTCTTAGTCTTCCCGTCATACAGGACGACGTCACACATGTTAATCGGTTCCTTCATTCTCATCTAACGAAGGGGGAGATACTTTATTGCTCAGCTTATCTATAGCTCTCGCCATAGCTCTGCGTCTACCTCTGGCCGTGTGTTGACCTCTGGTGTTGTTGGTGGCGGCCATAAGAAGGGCCAGGTGGGGATTAATTTCCATGATACAGCTAACCCTTGATACTTTTTTCTTTAAGCGGACTTGGTATCCTGTATGGTCCCAAAAGTCTGACTGGGTGAGGACCCCCAAGGTCCGTAACCCTAAGACTGCCGCTCAAGGATGTAGCAAAGGTACTACTTTTTTTTTGAAAAGTCAAGTACTCTATAAGTGTTAACGAGTGTTAACGACTAGTAGTTCTTGTTGGGATACAGGTGATGCAATACAATGGCAAGAAGGGTGACAGCAAGAAGAGCGTAACACATATTAGGGCGTATAATTTTTATGCAAAGCTACGTGAAAATGGGTCAGCTCCACGCACCCAGGGGATTATACGTATACAGGATGCAGCGGCAACCCGAACCGAAACCGAATCCCGAACCCCAGGGGGTCTTCGATTCCTGCTTTTGGATTTCAGGTTTTGACTTTGCCTTTTGGCTTTCCTGCAGGCACACACAACACAGCCCGAACAACCGAACGAGAGACGAGACCCACAGGCCACAGGCACAATCCCTCACCCCAATTCACTTGTCTAGGGGAAAACCCCAAACGTGGGGCACGAGACACGTTGGCTTTTTTTTGCATTTGGCACACAACAAACCAAGCACGAGAACGTATAGGTATCAGAAGGCGGGAGCTGATTCCTAGCCACAAACCACATAACTTACTCATTATGAGCGAAATGCAAAAGTACATCGACATCTGCAACGAGAAGGCAGGCGTTTCAGCGCAACGTTTGCGCAACATGGCCAACGTAATTGGCAACGAACAACGCTACGAGGATGGCGTTTGCACCATCGCTGACGTTCAGCGCATGACGCAGAGAAGCATCAAGGAAGTAGCAACCGAGTTGCAGAACTTGGTTCGCACCATGGCCGAGCAGTTGGCTATCGAACGCGCAGAGTGCGAGCGCATGAAGCGCATGTACGCCACAGCCAGAAAGGAGGCATCTCACTTGGAGGACATGGTCGAGAGAGCCAAGGCACAATAACCCGAGACCGACAACGTTACACTATCAACAAGGGGAGGCAACTCCGTCTCCCCACAAACCCCAACCACAATGACCCAAGAGCAAGCAAACATCCGCAACGAGCGCAATGCTCGCATCTCCGCCCAACCTGTTGGTAGCGCAGTTCTCATCGTGAACTCCTACCTCGGCAACCCAAGCAAGTTCCTGCCCATGCTGAACTTCGTGGCGGGAGTTCGCCCAAGCGCTGTCAAGTCCATGGCTCGATTCATCTGCAACGTGCAGGACGGGTTCGTCCCCAACCCGAATGGAGGAGCTAAGGAGACATGCATCGACATGCTGACTGACCTGTACAACGACTACAAGGCACGAATCGAAGGGTGATGACTAGCATGGACATCTTCGCCCACATCTTGGGCATGTACGCAGGTTGGAGTTTGGTGCTCTCCTGCATACGAATCGGACTCAACATGACGTTAGACTACCTAGAAACTCAAACACAATGAAGCAAGACGTATATGACAAGGTGACCGAGCGCGTGCTCGATGGATTGAAGGCCAAAGGCATGGCATGGTTCCGACCATGGGAAGGTAGCGGTGGGCTGTCGCCTATCAACCGAGTGACGGGCCGTCCGTACAAGGGCATGAACGTGTTCTTCCTCTTCGCAGAGATGGAGGAGAAAGGATACGAGCACAACGAATGGCTGACCTACAAGCAGGCAGAGAAGCTTGGTGGTCAGGTGCGCAAGGGAGAGAAGTCTGCCTTGGTCATCTTTTGGAACATCTTCTTCAAGGGAGAGGACGGCAAGCTGTACAAGAAGGAGTCTGAGATTCCTGTGGGCATGCCCTACGAGAAGCTGTTCTCCCTGCGCTCCTACAACGTGTTCAACATTGCCCAATGCGACGACATCGAGCCATTGCGGAAGTCTGTCGAGGCAGGAAACGATGGAACGCCTATCGAGCGAGCCGAGGCCATCTACGAGCAGTTCAACGGACGTCCAACCCTGAAGCAGGGAGGAGACCGCGCCTACTACATGCCTGCGAAGCACCATGTGCAGATGCCGAAGATGGAGTCCTTCGTGTCACCTGACGACTACTACAAGGTGCTCTTCCACGAGTTGACGCACAGCACAGGTCACGAGACGCTGTTGAACCGCAAGACCTTGGTGGACATGAACTCGTTCGGTGACGAGGACTACAGCAAGGAGGAGTTGGTGGCAGAGGTTGGTGCGCAGTTCCTGACAGGTATCGTGGGCATCCAACCCAAGTCTGACCACACGAACTCACAGGCCTACATCAATGGATGGATTAGCAAGATTGGCAACGACAAGAAGTTCCTCGTGAGCGCATGCACACAGGCCATGAAAGCTGTCGACTGCATCCTCGGAGATTAACGTTCGTTAACAACGGGGAGGGCAATAAGGTTCTCCCCACCACGTTATAGTACTAGAAACCCTTAAACACAACACACTATGAGCAACTACTGGTTCACTAAACGCTACTGCATCAAGAGCGAGAGCGGCGGCACCAAGTAAGACTAACTACAAACCCCTTAAACCCAATGCAATGAGCATGCTCCCAAAAATTAGCAAGACCATCGTCACGAGCGATGGCTACACCAAGCACATCAGCACGATGGGCGACACCACCCACGTCATGGTCAACGATTTCTGCTACCACATCCGTCAGATGGCCGATAGCGAACTCCGCGATGCCTGTGTCCAACTCCTCATGGAGGCAAAGAAGATGGCGCAGGAGGACACGCAATTCGGAATCGCTGTGGACCCCGACGACGCACCGCGTCGAGGATTGGTCAACATGGACGGGACTATCGAATACTTTTACGGAGAATACTAAACCCTTAAACCCAATACACATGAACATATGGGATAGATACCCAAAGGGGACAACCCTATCAACGAACCTTCAGGTTCAGGTTGACGCGGCTCGACGAGAGCGCGAAGCAAGATTGATGAAGCAGTACGGAACGATTGACCCTGTGCGGATTCGAGAATTTTTACAACAAGAAAAGAAGAAGTGATGCCATACAACCATGTATTCTTGATTGAGGACGGAGACGAGGTGCTCGGACTCTACACAAGCTACGACAGCGCGTGCTCTGCCATCCACAAGCACATTGCGCAGGGAGACCCGAAAGATGCCTATCCTTTCGTTCAGGTGTGGAAGAACATCGTTCACTACGAGGACGGGAGACCTCCATCCAAGGGGTGGTTGGGACGTGAGTTCCTGATGCTCGAACGTCTATACGGAAGACCAAAGCGTTAACACTTTTTTACAATTCAGACACAATAACTCAAGAACGATAGCGTTCTACTACTAGAAACCCTTAAACACAATACGCTATGAACAGCAAAGACATCTTCAACATCGTCGTTGACCTCGCCAAGATGCAGGACGCGGCTATCAAGGCACACAACAAGTCTCTCGCGGAGCAGTTGTCCAAGACCGCCAAGCCATCCACGTTCAACCTCTCAAAGAACAAGTCATGACCTTTGACCCACACAGCATTGGTGTTGTCCTGACCCACCTTGTGGGTACGCAACGCGGCCAAATAAAACTGCACCTGTCTGACAGCTTGGCGATATCCTTGGTCGAGATTTGTGACGGGATGCAGGAGATGGCTCTCGTCAAGCACCACAAGGGAAAGATAACTGACGTGATAGGGGACAGCGTTCCGTTTCACAACCTCGGAGACATACTCCGAATCATCGAGGAATCACAAACACAAATCGAAGACAATGAATAAGAGAAAGCAGACCAAAGGTGACCTCGTCACCACCATCGTGGCCTTTGAGTCAGGTGAGTTGAGCAACGCAGACACCATCGTGTTGTTCTCCAACCTCATCAAGACGGGCCTCGTGAATCAACTCCAAGGAAGCTACGGACGTGGCGCACGTAACCTCGTCCTCCAAGGATACCTCAACAACCAAGGTGACATCACCTGCAATCTTGACTACGTATGAGCCTGACCATCAAAGAAGTAATCCGTGGCCGACAGCTTGCCATTGATACGTGCAACCTGCTCCACGAATCCGTTGTACCCGACGTATACGCACACTATCGTGAGCTCGGTGATAGGGGTGACGAGTTCGCAGACTTTGTAGCACGCTCCATCGCGTCCATTTGGGCAGACTTTGTGGATATCCCTGACATGAAGTACGAACTAGGAATTTAACATTCATTCACACAATAAACCGAGAACACATACGTTCTAATACTAGAAACCCTTAAACACAAGCGCAATGAAAGAGCATCAATACATGAGGTACGCAGTGTACCTGTACCACGGAGGCGAAGCACCAGACCAGTGCATCGGCACCAACAGCCTCGAAGAGGCACGAGAACTCGCCTTGCGAGCAGAGCACTCAGTAATCTCTGACAACTACGAAGGCAAAACAATAAACTGACACCTCCCACGTTGAATAAGTAGAAACCCTTAAACCCAATACACTATGCCCCGACCCAAGTACATCAGCACGTTAGAATTGGTTACGCACGTACACCACGACGACAAGTCCGACATCCCAACAGATGAGGTTATCAGCGCCCTTCAAACAGCCATCTCGGACATCAGAGACGCAGGTTCGTACAGAGCGTGGATGGAAGTCATCTACACCGAAGAAAGATAAACCCCCTAACCCCAATACACAATGCCTAAGTCAGATACAGCAACCATGATTGAGTTGGCCGCATGCGGTGGTCAGTTCTTGAAAATCATGCAGTACTACCAAGAGTGTCAGCGTGACAACCCCAACTTTGACCCACGTCAGGCACTACACGACCTATGCACAGACCTTAACTACCTCTGCAATAAAACGAAATTAAACCTTTCAGAACAATGAGTACTATCAAGAAAACAACAGAGGACGGATGGGACTGCGCCCCATCTCTCCGAGAGACAGCCCGTGTTGTCGATGAATTCGGCCACCTGTTCTATGAGATTAAGAACTGCGTCCGTGTAATGTCCACCGAGGATATGCTGACCGAACTACGATACTTCGTAGAGTGCCTCGATGAGGTCGTGTCGGAGGCAGAGAATCAGCTCGATGGCGTTGAATTTCAAACCGTGAGCGATGAAGACTGACACCTACTGGACTGTCTACAACGAGATAGACGACCGAATCTACGATGGCACGCCCCTGTTCACCCGAAAGGATGAGGCACGCACTTGGATGGTATTCAACGATGGAAGACCATCGAGCATGGTCATCCGAGTAAAAGTAACAGAGATGATGTCTTAACATCCGTTAACACAATATCCCAAACACTAATCCGTTCTAATAACAGAACACAATACAACGCACAATGGAATACACAAAAGAACAAATCAAACAAGCCGAGGTTGCTGTCGACAAGCTCCCCTCTGCCAATCGTCTAGCCACCAAGTACATTCAGTCTGACGACTACAAGTTCTACCTGTACTGCTACAAGGAGCACAACGGGTGGAGGTTCCGCTCCAAAGCAGATGATATGGTAAGAGATATTATCGGAGAGGAGGCATATGGTATCGCGCGTGATGCGCAATGGCAAGAGAAGCTGATGAATACTGACGTTGGTTTGCGGTTTCGTCGTTATATCCAAGAGGTTGCAGACATTATTCAAGACAGCCTTGACAAGACGCTCGCTGACTACCGCTTGGCTGACAGCTTTGGCAAGAAGTTCGATGTCGTTGGCACGCAGGGGGTGCGACGAGTGTTGAACTGCCCCGTCCGCAACGCATACGTCCTTAAGTTCGATGGATACTTCCAGCTGGCAGTCCTCAAGGGTGAACTCGGTGACAACTTCGGAATGAAGGTGGACGACTACGAGTACGTTACAAATGCTGATTCACTCAAGGAAATTGCCCTCGGATTCCCATACCTCATCAACCTCAATGTGGAGCGGTGCGAGCGTGAGCTGACGCATCTTCGTGAGCGTGGACAACTGTCTTCCAACAAGGTAGTATACAACAAGTGGTTCATCACCGACGAAACCTTCAAGGAGATTTTGGACAAGACGATGAGTGTTGAAGAGCTGAAATTCTCTGTTGTGTACAGGGGGTACACCGAGTTCCAATCACTTCAGGTTGTACCTGACAAAAAGGCATCCGAGTTGGGTTCTCTGTGGAAGGTTGTGGGTAGCGGGATGACGTTCATGCTCGCTAAAGAGATGTACAATCGTATTCAGCGACTCATCTTTTCTCGCGCGTCCGCTGAGAGCTCACGCAAGAGTCTCAAGGCGCTCCGAGATAAGCTTGCTGAGGCAGAGAATAGTGTAGAGAAATCTGATTTGGAGTACAATAGTCAGGCCCGCAACCTCGACCACTTCCTGAGCAATAACAGCATCCCTGACGACGTTGTAATTGAAATAAACAAGTGTTTAACTAAAACAAATCAGCAGTAATGAATGGTCAACTGCCACACGAGGTCATCATGACACTCGAAGACAAGGCGCGATTGTTTGACAAGATTGTGCGCTACCACAAGATTAAGATAGACCTGATGAAGCAGTCCAACACCAACGGACAGGCAATCTCAAACCGATTCATGATTCAAGTCACAAAAATTATGAGAGACGCAGAACGTTATGGATTCCTTTGACCACATGGGGTTTCAACAGGTCATCCTCCCCGTGTTAAACAAAATTAACAGACACATCCTTGCTTTTCAACAAAATACTTCCGAACTTTGTAAAACAAATCAACCAAGCGATACTGCTTCGCTCCATCAAGAAGCAGGAGCAGCTGTTGATTCAATCACTAAAAACCAAACTCAATGAAGATACTGCATTGGATTGTACTCATAACAGCACTACTCGTAAGTCTTCTAATGTGGCTGCCAATGTACATCATAAGAAATGTATTCATACACAGCCTCATGGTAGCAAGCGAAGCAAGCGAGAAGGCATTGGGTCTTAAGATAGACCTACCCAAGGAATAAAATTAGAATCTCAAATTAATTAATCATGTCAGAACAGACAACAACACCAGCGGCCATCGTAGAATCAATGGCAACCATTCAGTCTTCCCTCAAAGCACCCAAGGGACAGACAAATAAATTCGGAGGATACAAGTACCGCTCATGCGAGGACATCCTCGAAGCAGTGAAGCCACACCTTCAAAGCCATAGCCTTGTGCTCACCATCACCGATGAGATTACCGAGGTTGGTGGTCGGGTGTACGTTAAGGCAACAGCAGTTGTGCATAACAAGGACGGCCATTCAATTCAGACCACGGGGTTTGCTCGTGAGGAAGAGAACAAGAAGGGCATGGACTCATCGCAGATTACAGGTTCAGCTTCTAGCTATGCTCGCAAGTATGCCCTCAATGGATTGTTCTGCATTGACGATACTAAGGACAGCGATGCAACCAACAACCATGGGCGCACTGCCCCAACAGCCAAGTCCGCTCCTGCCCCAAAGCCTCCAGTAAAGAAGGCAGAGTCATCGGGTCTGAGTGACGAGGAGATGGAACAGCTAGAGAACTATATCCGTAACAGCAAGAACAGATTGGCGGCATTCCAAGCTGTTGACGAGAAGCATGGTAAGCGCATGTCCATCAAGCAGAACGACTACCTCAAGTCTGTTTGTTGATGATGGAGTTTGCTAACAAACTTGCGGAGCGAGTGGGCAAGGGATACTTGTCCTACTCCTCCTGCAAGGAGGCCCTCAAGGACATCAAGCTATGGGAGATGTACATGCAGGGACGAATCCGCAAGGACAGCGACGCCCTTCGCTTCGGCTCCATCTACGATAAGCTTTTGTTTGAACCACAATTATTTGCAGACGAGTTCGTTATCATGAACGACGACAAGATTGTGGCAGAGATTGGGGGTAAATCTCCGAGAGCTACGAAGAAGTACAAGGACTGGTTGAAGGAGAGAACTATCCAAGCTACCACTGACGGGAAGGTTGTTGTCAACGACAACGACTACAAGCAAGCGATTGAGATGATTGAACGCCTAGACAGAACGCCTGTCCGCAAGGAGTTCCTGAGCGGGGACTACCAAGTAGAGTTCAACAACTTCATCGAGGGTATCCAAGGGGATGACATCCCCGTCCGAGGATTCCTAGACTGCAAGGGGGATGGGTACATCTCCGACAGCAAGACCACCCAACGCATGAGTGGATTCAAGTACGATGTATTCAAGTTTGGATACGACATCCAAGCTTACATCTACTGCCGAGTCTTTGATGTGGATGAGTACTACTGGGTTGTCCAAGAAAAGGTTTTCCCTTACGCTGTCGGTGTGTACAAGGCATCTCCACAAACATTAGAATCAGGAGAAAGAAAGTTTAACACAGCAGTGGAGAAGATTAAGGAGTACCTTGACGGCACACTTATCTCCGACGCATACTACAATTACCAAGAGATATGAGTACAGAGGACATCATCAAGCAAGCCAACAAGTACTTCGGTACTGACGTGACCAAGGCCACTAAGTTTCAGACACCACTATGGGATGCCAAGTGCAGTGTGGTTAGGTACCTCGTCGCCGACAAGAACGTTCCTTACACCGAGCTTCATGCCCCGCTCAACTGCACAAGCAATGAGCTTTGGTTCTTGCGAGTACATGGGGACAATAAGATGATGATTCCTGCGTTCAGAAATCAGTACAACGACTTCGTTAATACACTAAACCCTTAATTTTTTAGCCATGTCGAAAGACACAAACAACAACTACGTAGGATACGTAGAACCACACGTCTCACTCAAGGTCAAGTTCAGCTTGTCTGAGTTGGAACAGATGAAGCAGTTCGCCACTGAGAAGGGCAACGTTTACATCAAGGTGAACATCACCAAGAACAAGGAGCAGAACAACAAAGGCAATGCCTGGGCTGTTATCGAGGACCCTGCGTCCTGGAAGTCTCAAAACCCAGCTGAAACGTCAGCTGACGGCATGCCGTTCTGACCCTAGGGTGGTGCATGGTGTGCAGGGAGAGCCTGCAACGGGCCTAAGTATTGGGCCTTAGGAAACAAAGCCACCCTACCTATGCCCTCGTAGCTCAACAGGATAGAGCATTTGCCTTCTAAGCAAACGGTTACAGGTTCGAGTCCTGTCGGGGGTACATCCCATTTATTCTAGCCCTTGTGCGCAATAGAACTCTACCTTGTCGGGTGAGGTGGGATATCCAGTCAGCCAGCCATCTGTTCGAATGAATGGTATTGGATTAGATGATGTTTGGAATGATTAAGTCGGGGTACAAGGTTGATGACTCATTGCCCGTTATGGATATCAAAGACTGACAGCTTGGAAAGACAGGCCAATTATCGGAAGTATCTCCTCAAGCTTATACCTTGTAGAAAGAGTAACTGGTCACATGTGGGTTCAAGTCCCGCCTTCCGAACGAATCAGGGCGCATGGTGCTCGGAGGTGTTCGATTCCCCTCCGCCCTCAACACAATAGAGCCATGAAAAAAATTAATACAAACCCCTTTGTATCTCAGGTAAGAGATAGGTACTTTGAAGAGATTGGCATTGGCCATCTGAGCAGAACTTCTAAGAGCAGGTGGATGAAGAACAGGAAGCGGCCCAATGTAGAGGCCCGCGCCGCACTCTTTAATGCTATCGCTCCATTCGTTGGTAGGGTTGAGTGCGCCTCCATGTTCGGCAAGGACCACGCCACGGTACTCCACGCAATTAAAAATCATGAGATGTACCTAGGCTACAGCGGGCACTACGGTGAGTGCTACGAAAAGGGTACTCGTATTGTCGCGGAGGTGGCCAACGAAATGAACATGCACCCCATCGGGAGATACAGACACTACATCAATAGCGAATCAGAACTAGAGGTTTTGCAACGCACACTCAACAACATTCAATCAACCATCGACAATGTCAGAGAACGCATCAAAAAGAATCAAAGCTCAGTGCGACAGTATCGCAGAGTTCTTGATAAGCAAGAACAATAAGTACGGAGACTCAGCGTTAGAACCACTGAACATCTTCAGCAAGGCAACCCCTGTCGAGGGACTGCTTGGGCGCATCGACGATAAGCTCAAGCGCATGAGGAACTACGACTCAGCGACTGAAGATGAGGACGTCATCAGAGATTTAATTGGATACTTAATACTACTAGAACTAGCAATACAAGATGAGCAACCCAATCGTAACCATCTTCCCTTCCATTCATCAAGTGCAGGAACCAACCTATATCCGTTTGGAGACAGCACTTCAACGCATCAAGGAGGGAAAGCACACAACGAGGATTGACCGCATCCGAGAGGGTGACAAGAAAGAGAAGACCAAGCTGCCTATTGTCCTGTTCTCTGGAGAGTTCAGTGGCCGCAAGGACGACGAGCTGAAGAGACACAGCGGGCTTATCGTCCTAGACTTTGACCACGTTGATGTGGACAGGGCTAAGTCTGTGATAGGCTCGGACAAATATGTTCGCAGCTGTTGGGTTAGTCCTAGCGGCAACGGCATAAAGGCCTTGGTCGAGGTGTCCGAACCGTCACGACACAGAGACCACTTCCGTAGTCTTCAGAAGTACTTCGACAGCCAGTATGGTTTGGAGGTAGACTCAACAGGCATCAACGAATCCCGTGCCTGCTTTGAATCTGCGGACCCCGACATCGTGGTGCGGGACGCATCCGACGTGTTCACTGGCATGATAGGTGAGCGAAGCAACGATGATTACATCCTCGACATTCAGAGCAAGACTGACTACGAGAAGCTGAACATCGCTGCCCGCATGATTAACAGGGCCTCGGACGGGGAGAAGCACGCGACACTCATCAGGGCATCACACCTTATCGGTGGATACATAGCGGCGGGAAAGATTGAAGAGGACGTAGCGTTTTACGTACTTGAGAGGGAGATTGAGAAGCACGACCTAGAGGACATGGAGTTGGCTCGACGCACCATCAGAGATGGTATCAGCCACGGTAAGACGATGCCCATTAAGGAGGTGATTGAGGATGAGGAGAAGATTAAGAGGGACATGCTCCTACAGGATGGCGACATGTCATTCATCTCGTCTGACGACGCAGACTTCTTGTGGATTGACCAGTATCGACAGGGGAATATTGAGGTTGGCCTGTCCACAGGCAACACTAGGGTCGACCAGAACTTTAGGTTCAAGAAGGAGTTCGTTATGATTAACGGGCACAGCAACATCGGTAAGACTACATTCACCCTGTTCCTTATGGTCAGCGCAAGCATGAACCACGGGTGGCGATGGGTTATCTACAGCGCAGAGAATAGTACGGCTGCTATCAAGATGAAGCTCATGCAGTTCTGTTTGAACAAGCACGTCAGCAGCATGAGGTATCAAGAACAGAAGCGTGCATACGAATGGGTTAAGAAGCACTTTGTTGTAATAAAAAATGATGAGGTGCTTAGCTACACAGACGTGCTGTTGTACGCAGAGAAGCTGCACAGAAACAAGGCTATCGACGGGCTGTTCATCGACCCTTACAACAGCTTGCGCATCGACGGCATGAAGGGTAAGCACCTTAACTCCCACGAGTACCACTACGAGGCAGCCTCTGACTTCCTAACCTTTAGCAACAGGCTGGGTGTAGCTATATGGGTCAACGCTCACAGCGTTACTGAATCACAGAGACAGAAAGACCCTGACGGATATCCCCGCGCCCCATACGCAGAGGACACAGAAGGTGGTGGTAAGTGGGTGAACAGAGCGGACTGCTTTATTACCCTGCACCGCAAGGTTCAGCACGTTGACCCCAACATTAGGTACTGCACAGAGATGCACGTTCGTAAGGTTAGAGAGACGGACACAGGCGGAGCACCTACCCCGTTTGCAGAGCCACTGTTCTTCAGGTTCAACCAAACGAACAGCGCGTTCTACTTAGAGGGGCCAGTGCAGGATTTCTTTTCTCCACTAGGTGAACAAGTTGTTGGTGAACAGTCTGCTTTTCATCCAGATGTTTTGTAAACTTTAGCGTATGCAGAGGAAGCCACGTAAGAACCTCACGCGACCAAGAAAAAAGACTGCTAAGACTAGGAACCTTCGACGCGATGGTAAGCAGCTAAAGTCTAACCTTGAGACTTATTGTTACGACCAGTTGAAGGAGGCGGATATTGATTTCGTTTACGAAGGGGAGACGTTTGTGGTGCAGGATGGGTTTAGATACCCAGGCATATACTACAAGTCAACCAAGGCCAAGGACTACATGATGAACGCAACGGGCAACGCAGTCTTGCAGGTGAAGTACACGCCAGACTTTGTTTCCCACAAGCACAAGTTCATCATCGAAACCAAGGGCTATGTTCCATCGCAACACACCTTCCCAATCAGGTGGAAGATGTTCTTGAAATATCTAGTTGATAATGGTATGGAGGATTACATGCTCTTCATACCCAAGAACAAGAAGCAAGTAGACGAAACCATCCAAACAATCCGTCGTGAAATTAGAAACTCTCAGTGAAATTTATTTCACATCAACCTCAAGCATACAGCGGGAAGCGACCGAGCTGTACGAAGCACTGCATACAGAGTGCGGCAACCCGCACACCAACTGGGTGCGAGTGCTTGACCTAGTACGCTCGTTCAAGAACACCGTATCTGTAGAGCTTGATACCATAACCACCGCTTGCGAAGAACACAATGAAGCCGAATTTTAAGGGGGCTCTTGGGTATGGCAAGGAGGGTGAGATGATGTTCGAGGATTACCTCGTGTCCAACAATCACACCGTAATAAACTCTGACGACCAGAGGCAGGGCAAGAACTTGTACTGGGACCTGGAGATTGAGAACGGGACTAGGTTCGAGATTAAGTACGACCAGAAGGCGTGGGTTTACTACCACATGAAAGAGCACCAGCACTGCCCAAACCTTTTCCTTGAACACTGGTCAAAGACAAGGGGTGAGAAGTGTGGCCTATACTCTTCGCTTGGAGAGGCAGACATCTTCGTCTATATCATGAAGAACATTGATGCAGACGGTAGGCATATTGGCGATTACGCTCACACCTTTTACCTTGAGCCACTGATTGTGTGGTGCGAGGGCAAGAAGTTCAGGACCGCCCCATGCAGCACATCTGGTGATGACAATGCAGAAGGCTGGCTTGCTCCTGAGTGGGACATCATAGCAGACCAAGCGTTTAACGGATACATAAAGAAGATAACATTCGACAAGTGATTTCACGCAGAAGAAGAGACTACTCAAGTACAACAGGCAGGGTTTCTGAGGTGAGATTTAAGCGGGCTGCGGAGGCACTGGGTTTTGACGTAGCAAAATCATCGAAGGGCTCAGACATCCACCATCACATAGACTTTCACATGACCATGGGCAACAAGACATGGTCTGTTGATGTCAAGGGAAACAATCTTCCAGATGAGATATGGTGCGAGTTCAAGAATGTTCATGGAAGAGACGGGTGGATGCGTGGTAGAGCAAGCATCATAGCATTTGAAATGCCAGAGGAAGGGGGGTTCTGCGTGGTCAATAGAGACAAGCTTCTTGAATGGTGTAACGAAAACATATCTGATGTGCTCGTTGACAGTAAGGACATGGCCTACAAGAAGAAGTATACAAGGGCCAATAGGAAAGACGTGGTGACTAAGATTTATCTTGATGACCTGAGGTCAATAGAATCTTTCAGGGTCTGGAAATACAGAACTGCGTAGCCATTATTTACGTCTCGGGTTCGGATAGGAGGGGCGACTACATAAGATGCCCCTCTTTTCTTTTCGTAACTTGCAATGTTAAACAACTGACTAATGAGATACTTCTTGCTTGCAGTAACACTGCTTATTATCAACAACGTAACGGCTCAAGAATGCTCTCTTCTTACCGACGGAGTAAGAACAATGGGCCTTGTTGAGCGTGACTATCCCAGCCTTGCTGATGTAGACACAGTGACCATCCCTATTGTGTTTCACATCGTCCACACTGGGGCTGGAGAAGAGAACAACATCTCTGACGCACAGGTATACTCTCAGCTTGATGTCCTCAACGAAGAGTTTGCCGACAGCAAGATTCAATTCTGTATGGCTGCGCGAGACCCATGGGACAATCCAACCGACGGCATCACGCGCTTTGACGGGAGTATCTGGGAGGACTACTTGTATGAGGGAATCTCCAATGGCAACGACCCTGACGCTATGGACCAAGAGGACCTAAAGGAGGCTGTAGGTTGCTGGAACCCTAGCGAGTACATCAACTACTACGTGGTGTCGGAAATCAACGGCAACAACGGGGGTAATGGCATCCAAGGCTTCGCCTACCTCGGGCCTACGGGAGACTGCCGTGATGGAGTGGTAGTGCTATACAATGCCACAGGAAATGTTGGGGTACAGAAGCCAGGAAGGGAGCTTGGGCTTACGGGGGTTCACGAGGTTGGTCACCACCTATCCTTGTGGCACACCTTCTCAAACAGCGACGACTGCGAGGAGACGAACTGCGAGACGCAGGGCGACCAGGTCTGCGACACCCCTCCCACCCTGTCAAACACATCCTGTAGTTTGCCTACGTGCCCTGATGCTCTGGTAGAGAACTTCATGGATTATACACAGGAGACGTGCAGAAACAGCTTTACTGTGGGGCAGTCAGAGCGTATGCACGAGTGCCTTCAGACTGTACGCACTGGACTTGTAGACAATATGAACTGCATCCCACCTATGCAGTACGACGCAGCACCTACGCTTGCAACATACCAACAGCAGTGGTGTACTCCGAACCAAGACATCTGGATTCAGGTCAAGAACTTTGGTAGCGAGATGATTGACATGGTGGATGTGCAGCTGTACTGCAACGGCATTCAGTATGATGCCCCAGTATTTGACCTAGTTCCTGGTGTTGGTCAGGATGTGTTCTTCCCTGATGTGTATGTCGATGGCGCTCAGATGTTTGAGGTTCAGGTGGTCGGTGCTCAGAACGATTATCTTGAGAACGACTACGCCTCTTGGCCCATCGAGACCACACCTGGGGCTCTAATGAGCATCACAGTGTCAACAGACAACTGGGCCAATGAGACCGACTGGGTCATCTACGACAGTTCGGGAGAAGTCTTAATTGGTGATGGCAACTACCCCCTTGGCGTAGCCACCTACGAGTATGAAATCTGTATCTACGAAGATTGCTACGATGTAGTCATCGAAGACTCCAATGGCGACGGGTTCTGCGCCTTTGACTTCGGCAACGACGGGGTCTGCGACTTTGGCGGTGAGGGTATGACGGCCACCGTAGGCAGCGACACGGTTTTTACGACGGGGTTTGGGGCGAGCTTCGACGTATGGGAGACATCGTTCTGCAACACCCTCCCCGAATGCCCATTGGACTTCGATGGAAGCGGAACCATAGGCAATGGCGACGTTCTCATTATGCTGTCTAACTATGGGTGTCAAGGTGTTTGTGACTACGACGTCAACAACGATGGAAGTGTGAATGTCTTTGACCTTCTGGAAATGCTCGCATCGCAGGGTGCGTGCCCAGTCGAGCAGGACTTCAGTATCGGCACATACAAGGACTTGGTTGTCGGGAACAGCGACGGGTTCTCATGGCCATCAGGACCACCACGTATCTACGACATCCTTGGCAGGGAGATTGATAAGCCTTTTGACCAGCTTGCTACTGGCGTATACATCTTGCGTTGGAAGCGCGTAACCAGAAAAGTATTTGTACAATGAGAAGGTTGATTTGGTTTTTGCTCCCACTAATTTCTTGGGGGCAGGGCATATGTGACATGGAGATTATTGGATTCAATCCTATCTCCACTGACATGACGATTGCTGTCAATGGGGGCTACTGTACTCCTGCGGCTGGCGACTCTATCGGAGAGTTCCTCCTTGGACTGGCTTTTAATCCTGCACTAGAGGACGACAGTGAGTTTCCTTGCATCTATGAGAACGGCTGGGCGCTGCTTATCTTCCCTCTCGACTTTCCTGGGTTTGACATTGGGCAGGGTAGCGACGACATCCTTCAAACGGGGGATACGATTTCATTCGCACTCGATGAAGTCCCTGCCTTTGGTAGCGGTACGGCTGCATGCTGGATAGACATCATGCAGAGTGGGGCGTACTACGAGGAGTGCTTGGTCATTTCTGTTTGGCAAATCAATGACTCCGATGCTCTGGATGGAGACGCTGGGCTAGGAGGTTTCCCATATCCAGACGCTGATGTAATGAACTCGTGGATTATGTGGAGCCTGAACGGAGCGTGCTCTCCACCTCCACCACCCATCGTGTACGGGTGTACTGACATGTTCGCATACAACTACAACTTCGCTGCGTCTCAAGACGACGGGTCGTGTATCTATCAAGGGTGCCAAGACCCGCTGGCTCTTAACTACTGCGAAGACTGTGAGGTTGAAGGGGAGTGCATCTATGACTCACCCGCTGGTGAGGACTGTGGAGACCCACTCGTGTTCATCCCAAACACCTTCAGCCCCAACAACGACGGCCTGAATGATTACTGGAAACCAGTGACTAGACCTGAGTGCTGGCTCACATGGGAGCTTCGCATCTACAACAGATGGGGTACTCTCGTCTGGGCGAGCTTCGACCCTAACGATAAGTGGATAGGCAATCGTCTCGACGCTTTTGTTCCAGACGGAGTGTATACGTGGGCACTCAAGGCCAAGACATTTGAGTCCACCAAGGTGATTGATACAGCAGGAAACGTAACGGTGTTCCGTTAACCCCGAAGTCTATCGTTCTCTTTCTCTAGGAACTCCAGCCGAACCTTGTATTCTGCAAGGGTCTGGAGAACTTCTGTGAGTTCCCGTTGCACTTTTGCTTTTTCCTCGTATGACTCCTCAAGCTTCTGCTCAAGGACGGCGACGCGCTCTCTTAAATCATCGCGGAAGAGCGTCTGCTCTCCCTTATCTTCTTTTCGCTCCTGATGCTTGAGCTTCATGCGCGACTGATAGAACTGCCACGCACCAGCGGAACCTAGCACAGTTACGATTGTGATAATAGTCTGGGCGTCAATCACCTCTTATACATTTCTTCGTTTGTAACACGATACAAATTCCAGATGCTCATCCCACATATTAGGAGCCACCCTAAATGTGAGCCGTGCATCATACCAGCCGTCGTGTAGTTAGCGACTGTGGCTATTGAAATGATGGATGCAATTTGAACTGCAAGTTTACGCATAAATAACCTGCCGTCCCATAGAGCACAGTAGACCTGAAAACCGCCAGCTAGATGAGCCGCAATCTGCAACATCATCCATGGCTTTCCTAGCTCGAACATGGCGAAGGGAAGGATGGACATGTGCAATACACCAATCATAAGCTCATTGCTTTCTGAGTCAGTGTACTTCATGATGGCCTTAGCTCTGGCCAGTCCTTTCTTATCCCTTAGTGGCATGTCAAAACACTTTACTGAACTCTATCCAGGCCCAGATTATTTTCTTACCCCATTGTTTTAGCTTCCGCATGCTTCGCAGTCCTCTGGATTCTCAATGTTGCATGTCACCTCACCAGACTCAATCTTCTGCTCTTGTTTTTTGAGCTTGTCTTGGTCAAGAAAGCTGATGTCAAAATCTTCCTCCATTATTTCTTTGATTTCTCAATGGTTCTGCCAGCGAAATAAGCACCGAACGCCGTTAACATAAGTATCTCCAGCAAAGATACGTAACTCTCTTTGACGTTAAAGGGCAGGTAATCAAGTGAGTCAAGCACCATGGTCACCATAAACATGCACATCAAACATATCAAAGTCACTGGTCTTATGTACTTTGCGAGCTTGATGTCACTACCCATGTCCGCCTTCCACCTTTCGGTTACGTTGTTCTGAAACTGTATCTCGGCATCGACGCGAGCCTGAACCTCAGCAGGGTCCATACCCTCCATGCCGCTCAATAGATTCTTTACAATCCCCAGTCCACCGCTGTCTGGAAGCAGGTCACCTACGGTGTCTAGAACATCTGGAGCTTTCTCCTTAATCCAGAGACCGAGCTTTGTGTCTCTTATCTTCCTTGATTCAGCCATCGTAATCTATGTATGTTATGGTTACTTCTTGGTTAGATTCAATAGCACGCGCAATCCTTGGATAAATTTCGAAGTACGCTTGCGTGCTGCGTCCAATAAACCCGTCGCCCTTTTTGATATTACTTTCCTGAGTTTCGCCAACGAGAAGGCAACCAGCAGTGTGCTCATCAGTATTGCCACAATGAATAAGTACGTACTCAAAATTAGGTACGTCACGAACCCAGAGCATGCCTTTGTGAATATCCTGAAAACGATGGGCATATCTGCTGTGAAAGCCGCCAACTGTTCGTAGCGTAACTCGATACGTTCCAGCGGGGATACGAGTTTCTCCATCAACTTTGTCAATTCTTTTTTCATCTTCTAATGTGTAACACAGGAACTCCCTGCCGTTGGTTATATCAAACAAAACTCCAGAGGTTGAGTCCCCCTGGCTGCTGATTCTTAATACTTCTAATTTCATTCTGTTAGATTGTAGAACATGCTCTCTTCAAGGGTTCCGCTACGCATGCCCGCCATGTAGAAGTCAGCAAGATTCTTGAACTCAGCAAACTCAGTTGCGTCCATAGAGTCCTTTCTTCTGTTGACCATGGCAAAGTAATCCTTTGCGTCGCCTGCGTTCTTAAAGATAACGCGGATGTCTCGGATGTGTTGTGCATACCCGTCCATGTCTCGCATAGACAGCTCAATAGCTGCAGCCTTAGCTCCTTTCTGGAACTTCGAAGCCGCCTTCTCAGCGTCGTATGGTGAGTAGTCCAGCTTCTCGATAAGGATTCTTTGGAACCTTTCAATACCACTGCCATCTTCAAGGGTAGCAAGGAAGTCTGCGTCATCCTTGAACACAGACTTAGCAATCATCTCGTATGCAGCTAGCTCCTCTTCGGAACCAAGTGACCTTTCGCGTGGGAGGTCATCGAGTCTTCTTGCGACGATGTCAATCTCCTTGGAGGAGAACCCAGCCATCTGGCCCATAGCCATCAAGAACTTCATAGCAAAGAACATGTCCATCTGGTCCTTGTCTTCTGGTCTGACAAAGTATTCTTTGCCTGTAGAAGAGTACACCTTGTTGCCGTCTTCCATGAGGTTTCTCAATGTGTTGCCAGCGTCGGTGACGAACTCTCCGTATGGGCCCATTGCCACCTTAAGTAATCCGCTTGCAGAGAGTTCAGGGTTACTGCTGTATGTTGGGATGGTGGCAGATGTGTTCTTCCATCTTTCGTATCTGTCATCATAGCCTTCGCCCTCAAGGAATGAAGGGATGCCGTCCATACCCTCTGAGATTGGGAACAACAAATACTTGTTGGTCATCTCTTTTACCACATCCTCAAGGTATCCCAACGGTGGCAGTGGATTCATGTCAGTAAGAACTCCTCCCCCAATGTCGAGCCACGGACTCTTTCTGTACTCAGATTCCTCCTCCTCCTCATCAACAAACATGGATGCGATTGCTGGGATAAGAATCTTTCCGACAGCGTGGAACGTGGCAAGCTCAGCCATGTGGCCAGCCATAGCAACAGTCCCCTCCTTTACCGCTGTACCTGTACGAATCTTCTCAAAGTCTGAGTACACGCTTCGCTTCTTGTTGATTGCAAATCGAGAGAAGGCAAGGATGATGTTACGCACCAAGGCCACCACCGCGCTCATAGTCCCAGAGGTGTCTTTGTATATATCTGCCGCTTGACGTGGTGTTGATGCCGCCTGGTCTTTGGTAACCATAGAGTCTGCGTAACTAAGCGCGTCGAGATTGGGCCGTGCGGCCTGTTCCTCCCAGTTGATTTCATCGAAGCTGTCGGCCAGGCCCTCCGAGATAAGGTAGTCACCGTAAAACGTGAACCACGATGCAATCGCAGCAATCTTGTCTGTTGACTTCAGGTTTTGAAGAGCGAGGTCATTGAGCTTGTCCCTTGTTCTAACGAACCAGCTTGTCTCAGTATCAATGGCTCCCGTGTACGGGTCAATGTTGCCCGCCTGATAGTCACGAGAGAACACTGGTGAGTTCTGAAGAAGCTTGTATCTACCGTTGGCCTCAAGAGCAATCTTAGAATCCTTAAACAAACCGTTGCGAACAGCAAAGGCAAACAGCTCACCCACCGTCTTAATCATATATGGAATAGACTGCGTAGGAACCTTTGAGTTAAACATGGTACTGATAAGCACGGTGCTTTGCTTCAGTGTCTGAGTGAGCACGCCGCCAAAAGCCTTGACAATCACAGCGTTACGAATGGTCTTGACGGGGTTCCTAAACTTCTTGCCGCCAATCATGAACCTGGACTGGAATACAAATGGTGCTCGTCCAGCATCCTGAGTGATGTACTGCATCAGCTTGCTGTGAAGCTGTTGTCTTACTCCGTCGTCAGAAATAAGCTCAGACATCTCGTCGCTTGAGAATACAGACTGCAATGCCATCACCTCGCCCACAGTATTCGACAGGATGGTGTTCTCTCTAAGTGTGCGCTCGTTAATCTTAATGAAGTCAAGACCAATGATGTTGCCAGAGCCCGTGATACTCTTTGGGTTTCTCTCGTATGATGAGCCCGCAACCTTCTTGGCGTTAGACAAGGAGCTGCTTCGCATGCTGTCCATGATAGCTTGCCTCATTTGCAACCCCTCATCAACAGCTTCGTTCTTCACCCTCACCTTAACGCTGAATGGCGTGTAGTTATTCTCCCTCGTAAGGTTCTTGCCGAGGTATCGCTCAACGTAATTAGCAAACGAATCTTCAAGAGTGGAGTGTACCCCAGTCATGAAGTCAACCATTTGAACAAGGTCGGCGCGTTCTGTCTGGACCTTGGCGATTAGGTCAGGCAGGTTCTTCTCTGCGAACAGATACTCAAACGCTGCCTCCATCTGAGCTATATCCTCATCTGAATACAGCTCACGCTGGTCTCTGTAGTGGTCAATGCTGCGACGCATTGCGTCTCTCAAGGCGAGGTACCACTCTGCTTCATTCTGACCAGGCGCCCCCTCTTCAAGGACTGGCATCTGTCTGGCCATAGAGAACAGCTGCATGATGGCATTGTCTGCCACAGTCTTGACACTGCCGCCCTCCTTTTCAATCCTATCAATCTCCTCGCTGATTGCCTCCACCGTCATGGCGTGAATCATGTCCGCCTTGGCAAACGCTCGCTCCATATCAGCAAAACCAATGAGCCTTCTAATCTTAGCAATGGTCTTGTTGTCTGTCTTAAACACAAGCCTAATGAAGGAGTCTGCTGTATCAAGCAGAGACAGGATGGGTCTCGCCCCAGCCTTGATTCCCTTGCTGGTCAGCTCACCCTTGATTGCGTCAGCCATCTCAATACGTCCCCTTACTCTAGCTGCTAGATACCCAAGCCCCATGACAGAGTCGTTCATCAGGTAGTCATCAAGCTTAAACTCCAGGTTGGCGAGGTGAATCTTGTCCAGCTTGCTGAGTCTAGCAACCAGCTCGCTAACGTTGAACTTAGCAGCATCGTACAACCCAAGAATCTCAGCGATGTGTCTATCCTCAAGTAGCTTGTCGAGGTTGAATGCAATCTGAGGAAGAAGTACATCTGTAATGATAGCCTCCTTTGATTGCTCCTCAAGCAGTGCCTTGTTCTCGGCCAGCTGTTGCAGCACATACTCTACGTCAGCTGGGTTGGCTGGGTCAAGGCCGAGGTTTGGATTGTCCTCTATGAACTTAAGGATGGCCTTACGTGTACCGCTAACCTTACGAAGTCCTTCTGCCTTGAGCAATGCTGAGTACTCCTCCTCAAAGGTGGTGCCGTTCTTCTCTGCCAAGGCCTTCGCCTTAGCCACCATGACTGCATTGCGACCGAGTTCCTCCATGGCCTTGAACTTGTCAGCCAGTGCGCTCAATGTCTCTACCGAACGACGTGCAGGCGCCTCAGCTACAATGCGTTGCTCCTCAGTACTGAAGGATGTCTTGACCTTAGACACTGTCTGAACTGCTGCGTTCAGCGTATTGATAAAGTCTTTAACATCTGTTGGCGAAAGCAAGGCAGGGTTTATATCCGCAAGCCTAGACAGTACCTTGGCGTAGGATGCAACAGACTTGAGCGCCTCACCCTTCTTGCGCTTCTTTGTTATGTTGTTGAGCCTCTTCTGTAGCTTTCTTGCCGCACTAATAGACGCGAGGTAATCACGCATAGCTGCCTTTGCATCCTGCTTATCAAAGATGTCGATAAGCTTCTCGATGAACGTGTCCATTACCTCAGCCTCTCCCTCCTTAGCGATACGCTTGGCAGAAGACTTGTGTGCCTGACGTACAATCTTCAGCAACCTCTGGATATCAGCGTTGCCGAATGGCTGCTGACCCTTCCCCTTCATGCGCTCATCTACAAGCTTGATTGCAAATGATAAGAACTCCTCTACAGTCTTTGCTTTGTTCTTGAGCTGGTCGAGTTCTTTCCTGAGTGCCTTGGCTTCTGTACTTAGCTCTCTATTTCTCTTACCGAGTGTGCTCTGAGCCTCCTTGGTTGCGAGCTTCCTGCCCGCAGTCCTTCCCTCCTTGTACGCCTTGGCATTGGCATACAAAGCCTGCGCGTTTTCTTTGCTCATGCCACTGGCAACGAGCAGGTCCACGACCTCCTTCTTTCTCTTGTTCCATAGCTCGGTTTTTGAGGGCGCAATAATAAGCTTTCCTCGCTTAGTGACCCGAGCACTTGGAGTAGGAATTGAAGGGTCTACCATATCCGCTATGAGCTTCATCAAGTTACCCTGTGACTTTGCTCTTACACCGATAGGTTTGCTCTCATCCATGTTAAGGATGTCGCGTGTGATAGTATCAATAGGTACTGGTGACTTGACAGTCATCCTTCCCCATGTGGCCTGACCCATACCACCCATCATCTCAAATGCGGCAGGAGTTATGAGCTTACGCTCTCCCTTGCTGTTGATGTACATATCACCTATCTCTAGGCCACGGTTTGCTGGATTGACACCCCTGGTAACAAGCGTACCCGCAGCAGAGCGCATAGTCTTAAAGACAATAGTCCTTGGGCGTGGGGCGTTAGGGTCTGTGTTGACAAGCTTAAGTGGATATGATGCTGTTGGGTTGGGGTCTTTCTCAAGCTTGACTTCAGACGTCACCTCGATAGCTCCGTAGATTTCATTAACCTGCCCCCCCTGCAAAATCTTTTCTTGGAAGAAATCGAAAAAGAAATTCTTGAGTGTAGAGCCGAACTGATTAGCGTTGGGTCTAAATCCAAACACCCTCTCATACGAATCAATAATCCGCTTCTTTTCTTGAGCACTTTCCTTTGACTTAACAGCCACTGCATTGCCAATATTCGTTGCGAACTTATCTACAAACTCACGTCTTTGTTCAAACGTAGACTTGTATGGAGAGGCAAACTCTACAAAGAAGCGTTCAAACAAAGCCTCGATAGTCCCGCCCATAGAGCTAAGCTTTGTTGTCCCATTCTTAATTGGATTCGGTTCTTTGCCTTTCTTTACTCTAGCTTCGTTGGCGGCTATCTGTTTCTGAACAGACAGCTGCTCAGTCTCGGCAATAGTCTGCTTAAGAACGTTCTTGAGTTCTGTCTTAGTTATGATGCCCTGGTTAACAAGCTCAAATCCAATAGACGCCATAGACATGACCCCGTTAGTGGAGCTTCTGTGCTTCTGACGGCTGCCGCTGATGAGCAGGAGGTAGGCTTTTCCGTCAGGTGACTTTTTGAGCAGTTCATTAAGTTCGTTGGCCATGTTGTTGCCAGCGCTCTCGCCAGCCACGGCCCATACATCACCTGAGTTGGCAGAATAAAACAGCCCGCCTCCATTATTCACCAGTACCCTACCGTCAACAGACACCGAGCCAACCATCATGTTGTCTGGTGAGTGTGACAGTACATCTCTCCCCTCCAGAATGGACATGTCTTCTTGACGGACGATGCCTGACTTAAGCCAGTCCTCCATCTGCGTGGTGCTTGCTGCGTATTTCAGGTCAAAGATTCCAATCTTCTGTGACTTGACCAAAGACACGGGGTCGGTAACATCAGAGCCTGGGCGCTGGAACTTGATGGCCTTGCCCCCCACCTTGCTTTTCGCTTCAAAGCGTGGGTCAGATTCTGAAATCTTAACCGCATCCTTAGCAAGAACAAGTGCTCCAACCTGAATAATTTCAGAGGCTTCTGCCAACGGGCGTCCATCCCTCTTGTCGTAGAACCAGCTGTGTCTAAACGGGTTCATCCCCACCTGAACCCAGCCCTCCATCTTACCAATCTCCTTGTAGTCAGAGTTGTAATCAGGACCATTCATGATGTCAACCGCACGCTGCCTTGTGGCTTCTGGATTTTCATTTCTCCAGTCTCCAAACATCCTGGCTATTGTGGTCTTGGCTGTACCGCGTGCGATGTTCAACGCCGCTGTTGGAGTAGAGTCAAATGTGGCGTTTGTAATAACAGCGGTCTGACCATAACCAATGGACTTGCCACCAAGGAACGGAGACCTAGCTTCCGCCTTCTTGCCCTGGTGTACAGACACCACCCATGTGTCATAATTGTCGTAAGCTGGGATGTCTAAACGAAGGCCAACGTAGTATCCATCCTCAACCTCTTTGTTTACGCCAATGATTCCCTTGTCAACCTTGTTTGCGTCAAGAGCAGAGGCAATGTCGAGTACCGTTGGGATTTCTGGCACTACCTCGAACGCCTTAATCGGCATGTTCTCCCTGACAGCACGCAAGTAATCCTCTTGTGTGATTTCCCCAAGCTCATACTTATTGAGCACACCCAAAATAACGTTGTTTCTTACCTGCCTCTGAGACTCTGGAAGTTTAATCTCAGTACGTCTCTGTTCCCTCTGCGACGGTGTGATACCCGATGCCTCCTCAATAGACACCTCGGCATTCTCTTGGAGTTCTGGGTTTGGTAGTGCCTGAGCCTTGGGCTTCTCACCCTTGGCCATAGTCTCTGCGGAAGAATACGCCTCCATGTAGTCGTCGTACATCTTACCGTCACCCACCTTACCCTCGCCCTCAACGAAGAACACTACGTCAGGCTGCTCCATTAAAGGAGAACCCTCCTCGTTCCACCCCTCTGGGGCAAACTCAGGGTTGAACTTAACTCTAGCCACAGGCTTCCACCCGTTCTCTACGTACTGTCTCTCCAGGTCTGTTGCATAGGCGTCGAAGAAACCGCTCTTCATGCCCCAATTCTTAGCAAGGCTGTTCCTCTTGTCTTGAAGAGGCTTAGACACCCTGCTCAACGAGGACTCTGGGCTCTTCCACAACCCACCCATATAGCCATCTCTCTTGACGTAGGCACCAGCCTTGTTGTCTGACGTGGAAAATATGGCTCCTCCATCATCGGCAATCTTCTTTACGTCTTCTGCTGTGAGAGGCGTAACCTGAATACCTAAGTTAACCCCAGACTCCTTCATGAGCTGAAGGGCCTTGGCCATATTCTTAGCAAAGGCTTCATAGTCCCAAGCCTGAACCGAGTACACGTCCTGCTCGGTGGCCTGAACCTTGGTCCTGGGCCTTGGTTGCTGCGACTGCACTGCGTCCTTTCGCTTGTAATCCACACCTCTATACGTACCCTCTTTGATATAGATTTCGTCGCTCTCCCAACCTTTGTTTTTCTCCATCCACTTGATGAAGTTTTCAAGGTGCTGCTCATTGTTGAACACACGGGTAACTGGATATCTTCCACTCACCCTAGTCTTACCAACTTTGAATATGATTGTGGCCTCAATCTTAGAATCACCAGCATCCATTGCCTGTGATTTAGACTCATCAAATCCTTCATCTGAATCCTCATCAGCAGCGATACCAATCTTTGTAGCCATGCCAGCATACCCCGCTCGGATGACTGCTTCGTTCAGTTTTCTCTGTCCCTCAAGCCTGCGGCCCTCGGAGAACTCTTGAGTCATCTGTTGGATAGCAGATACGACGTTGTCAATCTTCGCGTCAGGAATACCTCTGACCCCAATGCGCCCCAAGTGCGGAGCAAGGAACTCCATGAACTGCCTAATTACACTCTTCTGAATGTCGATAGATATATTGCCTGCTGTGATATCAGCAAGAAGTTCTGTAAGGAACTCGTCGGCAACCTGGACCTTCTGTTGTTCTGTTAGAGATTTGTCATCAAGTGAAGACGTGAGGTTGCCTCTGCCATCCCCGTAGCTTGTTAAGAACTGTGAATACCTTTTAGATAGATTGTCTGGCAGGGCTTGAAACAACTTCTTTGCCAACCCAACAGCAGCCTTAGTTCCAATAGTCTGCAACACGAAGTCGTGGTACCCCTCGTGGTAGGCCGTGTTCTCCAATAGTGATGGGAGGAAAAGCTTAATCTGACCCGAGCCTGTCCACATACCGCGACCTGCTGCATTTACAGCTTCCTCTCTAGTCATGCCACCCTCCTCCATCAGGTCGGCGATGTACGTATCGTAATCTCTGTACATGTCAATGGCGACATCCCCCAAGGAGGCCAGACCCCTCACCACATTCATAGCGTTTTGCATCCCCTTGACAATGCGTTCACCAGTAGTAATAGACTTTGTCTTGCCCTCACCATCTAGGGTTGTGTGGGGGAGTACGTCAAGAGAAGTGAGCCTTGAGATTAACTTCGATACCGAGTCTAAATTGCCCGCTGTTACAGTAACCTTTCCTCTGCCCTCCTGGAACAACCCTCCATAGTTACGTCTCTTATTCCCAGCCTTTCTTCCCTCCTTAGCCAGGATACGAGACTCAAGCTTGCCATCGGTCTGGAGCATAGAATCCATCTCCCCCTCAATAGTGCCTCTTTCTTGCAGAAGCTCCCTGACTTCTTTCGTAATCTTTCTTCTTCCGTTAGAGTCAGCCCTAGTATACTGCTCGGCAAGAATCTCCACCTTATTGTGAATGTCCACGAGTCTTTGAAAAGTCTCTGGATTTGTTTCCGCCAAGTATTCCATCAGCTGTTGGCGTCTATCGAACAGCTTGGTGTGCGCATCAATGGCATCAACAATCCTCCTGCCAATGCTTGCTCTTTCAGCCTTAGACTCAGCCTGAGTAAACTGCTTCTTGAGCTCGTTAATCTTCGCTGTGGTTCGGAGCATATCGAGCCCCTTGGTGGCCACCGTCCTAGTGACATTACCCACGCCCGCAAGTCCCCCACCCATAGCCATACCAGCCAGCGCCCCTTGTTTCACTTGAGAAATAAACTCGTTGTAGTCCCAGTCAACAGCCTCGCCACCTCTTCTCTTCGCGTCTATCATAGCATTGTACTGCCATGCAGCAGTAATACCCTCAGTAACCCCCTCCTCTATTGCGCCAAGGCCCATACCCGTAAGCAGGCCCGAAGTGTATTTCGCAACTTGATTCTTTGCTACTCGGCCACTAAGCCTTTTTGCAACAGCCCCCGCCACACCGCCACCAGACAAAATGTTTGCAGCCACCATCGCTGGAAGACCCTCTGCAATACCGCTGCTTGCTACAAACCCCACCTGCTCAGCAGAGCTCAGGTTTTGAAACCACTCATTCTCCCTGTTTTCAGAGTAGACTGTGGCAGCTCCAAACACAGACACGGCTGCCATTGAAGCCCTAGGGTTTCTTGTCACCGCACCCGTAATCATTGCCGCCCCCATCATGGGCAACGAAGCACCAAACTGTCCAAGGGTATCAGTGAAGTACCCCTCGATGTCGTTCTCAGCAAGCTTCTGCTCAAGGTTCTTGGTCGCCACGGCCATCTCTTGACCAATCTCTTTAATCCTTTGCTGCCTGTACGCTTGGTCCTCCTCGTCCCCACCGAGAACGTTCTCAACACTAGTGGCGATTCCGTCCCATGCCTGAAGCATGCCCCTCTGAAACCCAGGGCCAAACACATCTGTCACACCAAGCCAACCTCTTCCAGATTCATTTACATATCCCTCACCTGTAAGGTCTGCGGCGATGTTGTAGTTGCGGTATAGGTTTTGCTCAATAGCCCTGCGCTGTTCCACGCTGAGTTCCTGCCCAAGAAATTGTGCGTACTTCTCAGAGGCGGTGGGCTCTACTTGGCTGTTGACGTATGAAAAGGTTTTGTTACCAAGATTTCTTTTGTGCCAATCACCAAATCTATCCGCAAAGTCATCCTCTCTTTCCTCAAGGGACATCGAATCTCTTGGGTCTTCTGCGGCGTAAAGCCCCAGCGGGTCTGGGTCAGAAACAAATCCGTCAAACAAACCTCCATCCTTCCCGTATCCGCTGTACAGAGAACCTTTTGCGCCACCAGCCAGGAGGCTGTTGACCTGGTTGTACTCTCCTTGGTCTGGAGCCCCATCCAATCCCTTGCCTAGTTCGATATAACCAGAGTTGATATCGTCATCTATCAGGCTGTTGATGCCGTCAAGGACAGAACCGCGCTCTAATTCTAGTTGTTCTGGAGAGAGCTGCCGCACGCGCTCGGCGTCAGCAGCCATGCCGTTGGCGCTGTAGTAGCGTGCAAGGTCAAAGTTATTTTGTATAAATGATTGACGTTCTGAGCCGTATACCTGACCATAGTCGTACACCAGTTGCGCGTCAGCCCCAGGGATTTGCTGTCCCCCGAAGTTGTACGTCTGGTACGGGTCAAATGTTACTGGCGTAGAAGCCGAAGCTCCACTGTCGTCCTCGTCCTGCTGAGCTGGAGTCGCCAGCCCTGAGGAAGAATCCGTAAAATCCACCTCCGAAGCTGGCTCCAAGGGTGAAGTTTCGTCTTTTTTTTTTGAGTCCTCTTGTGGCGCAGTAGCGGCCATAGATTGGAACTCATCAATCATTGCTTGCAGCTCGGCTTTAGAAGCGCCAGCCTCTGCAGCCGCATAGTAGCGTGCAAGGAACTGCTCTTTTGTCTCCATAGAGACAAAGATATGAATTATTACCGCAGTTCTTCAGGAAGCATTTCAGCTGCCTGAGCTCTTGCTTGCAGTTGAACAAGTACGTTTTGGTCTATGCCAGTCTGACCGAGTCCGTCTTCAAACAATCCCTGACTGTGACCAACAATCTTAGCGGGGACAAACTGTAGTCTGCCTGCAATCTTATCATCGTTTACAACAGACTGACTGATTGACCTGAACTCTGGGTCGTTAGAAGTAATTGTTCTGTCTCTAAACCTTGCAAAGAACGCTCTTATTCTAGCTGCATCATCCTCTGTGTCTGCGTTTTCAAGAGCAGATGTGACAACATCGTTAGGAACCATTGTTCTATAGCCAACCACATTGCCACCTTGGTCGTACAGAATGTCTGTAACATTGACCCTGCCCGCACCGCCTGGTATATCAACCCTTACGTTATCCCTTGGCGGTAGTGAAACAGAGTATCCACCTTCTCTTTGGCTCACGGCATACGTGGCTCCAAGGGCTTCGTTCATAGCTTGCTGCTGGTCTGCCTCGGCTTCCGCCCGCGCATTGGCTCTGTCTTGATTGAGCCGAGCATACGCCGCCCTTTCGTCAACAGGCTCCATTCTACCAGCAATACCCTGGGCAGTAGCCTCGTAATATTTAGATGTTGCTTGACGCCACTGTTTCATAGCCCTCTTCTGCTCAGAGTTCATGTCGTTGTTCGCATCAATCTGAGCGTCTGTTACATTAAATACGAATCGCCCTTGAGCATCAAGCTTTCCAGTACTAATACTTTCCCCATCAATAGAAATCTGAGACAGGGTCGGGTTGTAAGTATTGAGAGCTGACTCCTGGTCAGCCTCGGTCATGTAGTCCTTGCCTGGGTTGTCTCTCCTCCACTGCTCAAACGCCATCTGGCGCAGCATCTGTGGGTTGGTTCTAATTCTATCTGTGATAGCGTTTCCAACGTCGCTATACAGCCTTTCAGAATCTAGCACGCCCATAGCAAAGTTCTCGTCGTTAGTGACGGTGTA